TTAGCATTCTCGGTAAAGTCAAACCATTCATCAAATATATCTTTCTTTAACTTGAAGGTTTCTTCTTTTTTATACCAGACAAATGTTTTGTGTTTACCATTTCTGGCTCTGCTTGCAAACTGGCGAATAGTAGTAGCACTTTTCTTTTTATCAATGTAATGAATCTGAGTGATGTTCTTGTTTAACAAGTTGATACCTTCTGTCAACATTGATGTTGTGATAAGAACATCCGTTTTGCCAGATAGTTTTTCAGTTTCCAATATCTTAATGGACTCTTCCTCATTTTTACTGTCACTATCAACTACAACAACTTTATATCCCATGTCTTGCAATGAATTCCTAAGTGCTATATTTTCACTTTTATTATTGCGATAAATTAAAGCCTTCTCATCTGGCTTTACATTATGTTGAAAATGGTAAATCATGGCTTCATTCATTGTAATCTTTTGACTATTCTCTAAATGAATACATGTCACATCATCCTTAACATCTTTCCTTCTTCTGACTTTAAAGTGTTCGTTGATAATCAAATAGTTATTCAAATACTTTGTATCATATGTACTTGAATACAAATATATTTTTTTATAGATTTGATTGCGAATGGAACGTGAGATATAATACATGACACGGTCACGATAGTTTGCAGAGACATATAGATTGTGTACTTCATCTACGTGTAATTCATATTCATTTAGATCTAGGTCTCTTGTGATTAGTGAAACAAGTTTATCATATGTACAAACTATTCTGTTAGATAACTTTTCATCAAACTGTTTATCATCATAAAGATATTGATATGATGGATATTTTTTTCTTTGTTGAATGACTTGAGAAGTGTATGGAAATGCAATGATAATTTTGTCAGTGTTTTTTGACCTCTTGAAGATTAGTTCTGTTTTACCCGAACCGGTTGGCGAGTCTATCAGAGAAGTATAATTTTTATGACAAAAGAAGGCATCAGAATTCAACTCACTAATATACTTATTGATTTCAATCTCTTGCATGGTCCTCCATAATGATGATTAGAAAATAAAATATCTCTTATAATATATCAAAAATAAAATAAAATGTCAAGTAATATAATAAAGTTTTTTCACTAGATTCATCTAGTATTTTTATTAGATATGTCTAGTATTTTGCTAAGTAATTGATATTACTCAGATTCCCATTTTCTTCATTTCATTCTCTGTCCAAACTATGAATTTCCAATTTTGTTTCTCACAAAACGTTTGCGCTTGCTTCCATTTTGATTGATTGATTATGTAAGTAATCGCAGCACTTCTATAATTTTTTAATTTTTTTGATGGAGGTAGTGTTTCACGATACGGTTTAACTTCTATCATGTAGGTTTGTTTACTTTTATTCATGAAAATAAAATCTGGAAAATATGAATGCATTTTTTTATCTATTGGATTTAAGTATGGAACTATCATTCCTTCTGAATTCCACCACTCAACATTTGATGATTGATCAAAAAATGCCATAATTCTCTTTTCCCAAGAACTACGATAAATAATATTACGTGAGTTTCCACGATACTTACCTTCATTTTTAATATAAAATTTTCCTTGACGATAATTAGTTTTTCTCATAAGGGGTATTTTTGATTAATAGTTTGATTTATCCTAAAAAAATACATTTAGAAACTTTTCAAAAGTTTTTTCTTAAAATGATGATATATGATGTTTCAACTACGAAGACTACTGCCGAAAATAAAAACAAAAGAAAATTAGAATCTATAATATATTTACCTTTACCAAAAGGTTTGCTAAGAGAAGAATTTCAATTAGATTATAATAGAGAAGAACTGGGTGTTTTGGGAGAATTAGTAAAAAACAAATATGATGCGGTGAATAGAAGCATACGTAATATTGTCAAAGGAGAGAGACTTTCTTTGGGAGATGCATATGATAGTGTAAAACAAGAAGTTTTAGATAATGGATTATCAGTTATAGATACTTTTATAGAACAGCAGATAGCTAAGACTGATAATTATTTTTTAAAAATAGGAGCACAAGCTTCAGGATATTCAAGAGCACCGAACTTTACTTTACTATTTGATGGTGTAAGTAGAGTTAGAGAATTTACACTTGAATGGAAAATTTCTCCTAAAAATGAGGAAGATGCTTTAGAATTAGAAACAATCATAAAATCATTACAGAAAGCTACATTACCTAAACTTACACAATTCAATTTATTTCAAAATGGACTTCAATATTTAGATGAGTACGTACAAACTAAACTCTCGCAAATATCAAATGCCCTTACATTTGATTCAACACCACAAGAAGTTCAAGATTCATTAGATGTTATTGAAAAAGACAAGAAAGTTGCCGATACATTGTTTAGTTCCACATTTAAAATACCTTTTGAATTTGAACTACAAATTGTAGAAAAATACAATAATACAATGAGAGATGTAAATTACTTAATGAATTTTCCGCATAAGTATGTAATACGTGATATATCTGCTTATTATGGAGTTAGTTCGGATACAGAAACTTTTATTAAAGGTGAAAAGGGTTATTACCATCACTCTTATGATATAACAATTATTATGATGGAAAACAAAATTTATACAGCAGATGACGTAGGATAAACATGGCATCAAGTATTATAGAACCTATAGTTTTTCCAAATGAGTTAAGAAAAACAGGTTATCAAAAAAATTATTTGAAATTAGTCTTCACTAAGCATAAGGTTTCTAATAAAAATGCAAATCTTGAAATAACAGAAATACAACATCCTGTTATGTTTTTACCTATTGCTCCTAGATTATTAGTAGAATCTGTATCTGCAAATTACAATACTGAAAATATTGGAGTTTTGGGTAATGTATTATTTTCTAATATAAGAGAATATGGCATGACTCCAGAAGGTGTTCAAGGTGCAATGGCGCATACTATAGATAATTTTAAAGCAACTGAAGCACTTGAAGCTTTTGTCACCTCTGGTATATTAAGAGCAGATAATGCAGCTATAAAGGCAGGCACCTATGCCGAAGGTGTAGCATATAATCCAAATACAACTACTTTTTTTCAAGGACAAAACCAAGCATATCGTTTATTCTATTTTACTTGGAATTTATTTGCTAAAAATGAAATTGAAGCAAAAAATTTAATTACAATAGAAAATACATTTCGTAAGAATGTGTTACCTACTACAATAAATAGAAATATAGCAGCAACCATAAACTATAATAATCATTACAAATATCCAAGTAATTTACACTTAGAGATATATGTAAATGATGAGATATATAATAAATTTAAATTTTTACCTACAGTAGTCACTAAGCTTGATATTTCTCATAATGATGTGCAAGACCAAAATGAAATGGCATTTTTTGAAGGTGAAGATGGTGTTGCAAAATATTACACATCTACTTCAATAAGTCTAACTTTACAAGAAACTAAAGTATTCACAAGAAGTGATGTTGATTCAGTTCATCAATAACATAAAAAAATAAATGTATTTTTTTCAAGAATTTCCAAAAACTTCATATAATATAAAAAATAATTCCGTAAACTTAGTAGACATAACAGTTCGTATTAAGCTACTAGATTATATAAAAAATAATCGGGATAGTTTAATTATTAACAATTATGAAATAGAAAATGAAAAAAGACCGGAAGAGGTTTCTTATGAAATATACGAAAGTTATGATTTCACTTGGACTATTTTAATATTAAATGATATATACAGCATTTATTCCGATTGGGTTAAGCCTTCAGAAATTTTAGATAAAGAGTTGATTAAAAAATATGGGTCAATAGAAGCTTCAAATAAAAAAATTGTCGCATATTATGATAAATTTGGTTATGAAGTTGGTAGAACATCACCCACTGCAGTAAAATCTGTATCTGCATACCAACATTCAATTCTAGAAAATGAAAAAAAGAAACATATAAAAGTTTTTGATAACATTATTATTAATCGTGTTCAAGCAGATTTATCTACAGAGATAATAGATTTATGAGAAGAGTTTTTGATAAGTCAGTAAAGACAGTATTTTATCCAAGCGAAATTGGTGATTATGAATTATTATCACTACTTTTAGAATCTCCTCGTATACCAGTTGCGGGAAAAGACCCTATTTTTAAACAATATAAATTAGACCTAATCTATACTAATTTTAGTATTTTTGAAGATTTGTATTCTAATTGTTTAACAGGCTCTCTAAGTTTATTAGATACAAATCATTTACTTACAGATTTTCCAATTATAGGTGAAGAAACAGTACAATTATGTTTTCGTTCTATGCATACTAAAATAGCAATAGAACTTAGAATGCGAGTTACAGGTATTTCTGAAATAGAAAAAATAAATGAAAATTCTGTTCTTTATACATTGTTATTAACATCTGAAGTTGCAATTAGAAGTGAAAAACAAAAAATATCAAGGTCTTTTTCTAAAGGGTATTTGTCTGATATTGTGAGTATTATTTGTGAAAAATATTTAGGTTTAATAAATGAAAAATCGGTAAGTGTTGTTGAGAAATCCGAATATTATGTAAAAGAAAAAGATGTAAGTTTAAATTATTATGGTATTGAAACAAATTCAGGACATATAGAAAAGTATGTTGTTCCGAATTTTTCACCATTTCGTCTTTTAAATAAATTATGTGTGAGAGCAAGTTCTACAACTGGAGCGTTATTTTTCTTTTTTCAAGACATTAATCGTTTTCGTTTTGTAAATTTAGAAGATGTTTTCAAAAATAGAAAAAATTCAAATAAAATTAAAACTATAGTTTATATACCAAAAGATGTGTCGGAAAATAAAGAAGTTCAGTGGAATGTAGTTTATGATTATAAAATAGTTAAAAGATTTGATGTTTTTAAAAATATGTCAAAAGGAATGTATTCTTCGGAAATTAATTATGTAGATATTGAAAAAAGAAACGTAGAAACAAAACAATTTTATTATCAAAAAGATGCTAAAAAATATTATCATATCAATAACAATAAATTTTTATTAACATCAGAATATAGTGATATTACTCATGATGTTGGCAATGAAAAACCATTGACAGTAAGCTCAACAGTGATGTCTCATAAGGGCGATTTAGAATCCCAAGATTATTCTGACCACAAATCAGAAGTATATCAAAGACGAATGAGTATGCAATCTCAGATTGACTCATTAGTTGTACAAGTTGAAATGGCTGGTGATAGTTCTGGTAATATAGCAGTTGGTGATATAATCAATTTTTATGTACCTAGAGATCAAGAAAAAGGAGATACTTATGTATCTGGTAATTATCTTGTGACAAGAATACATCATTCTGTAGATTTAAGTGAAAAATATAAATTATTAATAGAAATGGTAACAGATACTATCAGCGAATCTTATAATTTAGATGGTAGTGAGTTTGCTACAGCAACTGATTCATCAGATATATTTTTAGAACCAGATAGAACTGTTGTAAAGACATCAGTACTTTCTTCAGAAATAGTAAATGATATACATGATGAATCTAGAAAATTAAGATTGCAATATAAATTCAATAATATAATTGGTTAAATGTTAGATTTAAATAATATAAATTTTGGTTCAAATTTACGATGGTTCATTGGTGTTGTTGAAAATCGCATGGACCCCAACTTCTTAGGGCGTGTACAAGTTCGTTGTGTTGGAGATCATACGAATGATAATGTGGATTTACCTACGGAAGACCTACCTTGGGCAATGGTTATGCAACCGACTACTTCTGGTGCACAAACAGATGTTGGTAGAAGTCCTACAGGACTTGTTGAGGGTTCTTGGGTTGTTGGATTTTATCTTGATGGGGCTGATGCTCAACAACCTTTAGTTATAGGTGCGTTAGGAGGATATGCTACAAAACCAGATAAATTAAATCGTTCCGATGATCCTGATTGGTTTATGTATGGATTTAAAGATGTGAGAACCGACTCTTTATTAGAGCAAAGAGGATACCCATCTCCCCCGATAACTGTAAGAAAAAATGAAGAGGATGAATTAGGCGTTGAAATTGTTGAAGACCAGAATGTTCAAAGATATCCTCGTTTAGAAGGACAAGATCAATCTACAACACCTAAACTAGCAAGAGGTATTCTTGATCTAGGAATATTTAATGACCCTGCTATATCATCAGCATCAACATTTGAAACAAATACAAGGGTTCTTAAAGAACCTATGATGTCAAGATATTTAAATGAAACTAAAAATGTATCCACTGCTAGAAAATCTTTTAAGTTTGACCAACCGTCATCTCCATATGCTGCTATTTACCCATTTAATCATGTTTGGGAAACTGAATCTGGTCATATATTAGAATTTGATGACACACCAAGAGCAGAAAGAATACATGAGTATCATCGTTCAGGTACATTCAGAGAAATACATCCTGATGGTAAATTAGTAACACAAACTGTTTCTGAAAGATATGATTTTAACGAAGCTAATAAATTTGAATATGTAAAGGGTTCAAAATACTCAACATTTAAGCGTGGCTATGCTTTAATGATTAATTCTTCCCGTGTGTCTGGTGAAGATTATGAATTAAGAGTTTGCGGTTCTAGTAATTATAATTTGACACTTGAACAAGGTGACTTTAATATATTAGCATCATCTGGTAGAGTGAACATTATTAGTTCTTCTGTAAATCAAATGGGAATGAATGAGATTATTCAATCTACCGCATTGATGCAGACTAATGCTGTTAATCATCAACATACAATACAAAATGAGTATGAACTCAATGCGAGAGGTATGCTTAATTTATCTGGTGGTAATATTAAAGTTGCATCTAGCGCACATTATAGTTTAGGTGTTGCTGACAATATAGTTATGAACGCTGGTCATACTGTTTCTATGATTGCTGAAAATAATTTCTTTATGCTACCAATTTATGCTCCAAGACCACTTGGTGTAGAGGTAAAGGCCAGACACGGTCATATAGAATTGAATGCTCAAGATGGTGATACTAGAATATCCTCAAGACCGAAAGGGTTTATAGCTGACCTTGCCTCTCTTACAGTTACATCTCCATTACCTACTTCAATAGCAACACTCCAGCAATTTCAGCCTTCACCTGAGTTTGAAGATCACTATACACATCCAGCTAGCATTATAGGACAAACACAAACTGGCTATATATATTTTCTGTCTAGATTGGGTAATATTGTTTTAGAAACTCAGACAGTAAACAGTATAAAAATTAAAGCTACACAATTAGGTACAGTAGAAGAAACGGGTGGTTTTATACGAATGGTATCTACTGCTACAGATATTCATGCTTTGGCCAGAATGAATGTGCTAATAAATGCAGGGTTAAGTCTTAATACTAATTCAAAAATTGGAACTTTCATACAGGCAGGTACTGAAGTATTCGTAAAGGCAGGTACTCGGTTCAATGCTATGGCCGAAACAGGAGCTACTATACATACTAATACAGGAGTAGTTCAAGTTGGAGATTTTGCTGCAGTTGAGCCCGCTCTTAAAGGTTTAACATTTATGACATTGTTGTTAAGTCATCAACATTTGACTCCAATGGGTCCGACAGGTCCATTAGATGTAGTCACAAATCCATATGTAAGTAATTTTATATTTGATTCTTATTGTAAAAAAACATTCGTATTTTAAGGATAAATTATGGCATTAAGTGCTGGTCTTTTGATACCTCCCTTTATAAAAACGTTTCGCCAAATTAATGTTTCTCCCACCATAGCAGCAACTGAATTTGTGCAAGGATTGGATAATTATGTTCGTTCAGGCATGAATGTAGCATTTGGTAATTTTTTAGCTTGGAGTCCACCTCTTACTCAAATTATTGGAGTTTTTAGTACTCCTAATATTGTACCTCAAATATTTGCTACAAAATTAGTAAGTGCTATAGAAAGTGGATTATCATCAATTTATACACTTTATCAAATATCAATTAGTGTGCCATATGGCTTAATGTTAGGTGATGTAGTAAGAATAGTCAGTACACCACAGCCTGTTCCTGAAATTATGGCAACAGATTTAGCAGTTGCAATTGATAGAGAATGTCGCTCAATAGTACTATCAGTATCAGACCCAAAATTATTAGGTTCGCCTATTTATGGACCACTTATATAACACTATGAAAATAAGAAGATAAAGAGTTTAAACTATGGCATTAATTACATCATCAGCAGGTTCAGTAAGTTTAGGAAATGAACCAGCAAATTGGAATGCTAGAATAAGAATTAAATATTCTATCACATCAACTACTAAAGTTAATACAAGTAGCAATGAATTTATTTGGGAAGACGTTAAAACCGAATGGTTATATTTAACAGGACCGTCTCCAGAAATTATAGATGTATTGACACTTAAATCTTCAGCAACAAGTAATTTAACAATCGGACATAACACATATTCTTCCGATTTTACGTCTCCTCCCTGTGGATATGTTTACACTGCTCCCTTTAAAAATGTATTTTTTCCACAAGTAGATGAATATTGTGTTTTGTTTAATTGGAAAAGAAATTCCAACCAATTTGCTGCAGGAACAGGAAACGTTATTTATATTAATCCTGCTAATGATCCAACTATCGTATCAGCACAAAGTACAAATACATACGATAGAACTGCAGGTGCTGAAACATATTGGATGGAATATAGAAGTCCAATTTCAGGTGGATTTGGTAATCCTTTTCAGAATTATCCAAAAGAAGTTTGGAGAGATGGTGTAAAATATTATGACTTTTCTACAATATTTAACATTGTTACAGGTTCAGACGGTGTAACATATACCAGAGGTAATAAAATAACAACTAGTGGAGATTTCCACTATTATAGTTTAAATTGGTCACCGCCTAATTATGCCCGTGTAAATTTAATGAGTGACTTGGATGTAATTAATGTTAATGTAAAAACACTGAATAACAGTGTAGTTGGAAATATCTTAACAGATTTTACGGAACATTCTACACTACCTTATTTTGTATTTTATGATTCACATAAAGGCAAGTTCATATCAAGTTTAAATGAATTACAAAATAATGATTATGGACAAGATAAAGTAAGCGCAAATCCAATATTAAATGGAAATGATTATGAGCCAATACATTTAGTTCATATTACATCTGTTGATGCTACAACATATGAAGAAAACATTATAGTACCACCTGCGCCACCAACACAGAAACAATGGGAAATAAGAAATCCAATCACTTATTGTGGAAAATATACTTCAGCTACTCCTATTCTACCAAACGTTAAATATAATCAAGGTGAGACTGTTTTTAGTTCACAGAATCCTACTAATAATCAAAAATTATTAGATTTAAGTAATGCAGGATATTTTGTAGATAATGTTTATAGAAGCATTTGGGCTTTTGATGGTAACACTAATACCTTACCAAACCTTTCGTCTTATAATGTTGGTGATTCTATTGTTGTCGTACAATCAATAACAAAAAATTCTAAAGATGCAGGAGAACATACCTTTACTATTGATTTGTTAGGCGGTTCAATTGGTCTTGTTGGTGGTTCTACAACAGAATACACAGCATCTGTTAATACTGGAGATGAAGTATGTTTTATTTTCAGTCAAGCATACGTTACCTCTGGAGGTTCTGTACAGCCGCCGGGACCAATTACACCAACATCACCATCTGGATTTAATACTAATGATGTTTATGATATACAAAAACGTAAAACTTTAAGTTTGCGATTATCAACAGCACCATTAGCAGTACAATCATTAAGAAAAAAAATAATTGAAAATGCAAACTTAATGATTGAAGAAATGAAAAAATATAATTTTGTTGAGTACTCTGAAATTGTAAGAGTCTGCACAGCACTAGGAATCAAAAGAGCATTTCTCAGAGGTCTTAAAAAGTCTATATCATCTGAAGAAGATATTGATAGATATATTCACAGATTTAATTTAAGAGGTGCTTTACCATTTCAAGACCAAAATGAACCCCAACAGGAAAATTGGATAGGTGGAGGGTTCTTTGCAGAAAAAGCATTCGCTTATTATAATGATACGGCAGATGATGACAAGAAAAAAACTCATACAATTTTATTACAATGTTTAACTACAGATAGTAATAATTTTATTAGATGTGCCAATTCCACAGTTGATTTTCTTGAAAACCCATCCGAAAGGACATTGCCACTTACAGCATTTATACCAAAATATAGAGAAGCTGGCTTTGATGAAGATGTTCCGTGGCTTCCATTTATGAAATGTAGCTTATTGAACAATGTACCGGATACAGAAAATTGTGTTTCAACAATAGATATTTCATCTAGTGCAAATGAGTTACCAGATACAAACTTATTGATACCAGTCAACTCTAATCAATTTCCTTACATTACACCAAATGCAGGTTTCCCATATTCTAAAGTAGTGAATCCTGAACCTAAACCATTAAGAATGATTATGGATGGTTCCCCTATTGAGGGTGAAGAAATTATATTACAAAATAAATTTGAATTAACAGGTGCGGTAAAAATTTCACCAGGAGATGAAGTATTTGTTGAAATAAACGGACCGATAGGAGGTGTTACTCCAATTAACGGTACTTCTCTTGAGGATGGTGATACAATTATAGTTCCTGAACTTGATATTGAATTTCCAATTAATTTAAATCCAGACCTTGATCCACCATTCATATCATCAGTAACTACTCCTATAAATTATACCGGCAGAGCATTGGCATTACGTGACCCCATAAAGGGAGAAGGTAGTATATTCACAGAAGAATTGGAGAAAGATGATATTATAGAATTGAATTTCCCAAATCGTGCAGTGGGAGGAAGTTTCTTCACAACAGGCACTTCAGATGTTTATTATATGGGAACAGATTTTACAAAATATTATCAAGATAACATTAGAATATTACTATCCGGTGTTCAATACACACTCACTAAAAATACGCATCTCGGCACTTTGGATAGTAGCGGAAATATCACTGCAAATTCTATAGATTATGATGGATTGAGAATAAATTATACAGCACTTTATTCAATAGACTCTTCAAAAACTGAAATTTTTTCTGAGCAAGTAAGAACTAAAGCTAATTTATTCAAAAGTATAACAGAAATTGATGTTGGTGGAGTAGCAGTAATACCTTCACCAACGAATAGAAAAATAGCTACAATTGAATTTGGAAATCCAAATTATCTAGCAAATACTACATTTGAAATAGGAGATGTAGTTTATGTAGATGATGAGAAATATCGTTTTCAATTAATAAATGGCAATCGTTTAGAAGGTGCATATCGAATTGATAATACTCTTATTGATAATGGATTTAATGCTACCACATTCTCAAGACCAGCAAAAACAACAAGAGCATTAGAATCAATTCAAGGCGGTCTTCTAACAAACTATAGAATGTATCATCAAGTTAAATCTATTGTAAGTGATACAGAAATAACACTTGACCCACCATATCTTCAGAGTTCCGAGTTTGAAGGAAAAATACAAAGAATTGGTTTTAATATAAAATCAAATTCTGAATCACCAGATTTAAAAAATAGTGGATTTGACGAAGATGGTGTAGGACAATTTTTGATGAAAAGCGCATCAACAGGTAGTGACGATGGAAATTCACCAACATTCTTTGTACCGGCGGCAGCTACAAATAAAGTTATTTTGTATAGAGGAGAAGATTTTATTCAAGATGGAAATAACAATGCCGCACTAAAATCAATGACCGCAAAAGATGTTGTTAATATCACACAGGGTTTAAATTCATACATCAATGTATTTAATTATCAATTATTTTCATTTTCTAAAGGAATTCCTTTATATCCAAGTTTAGTTGATGGATTTCAAGAGTTTGATAATATATTATCATCATCTTCAGTTGGTAAGCTATATTTTACAGATGGAGAGGACCCATACATTATTTTAGAAACTATTTTAGATAATAATCCAGTTTCTCATGGATTTGCTGCTGGAGACATTCTTTCTATTAGAAAAGCAAAATTTACACCAGCCGACAAGGATGACCCTTATGGTGATTTAGTTTCTTATTCAGAAAGTACACTATTGAATGAATTTGATTATAGTCATTGTGGGTTGGAAATAGAAGTAGCTGATGTTGTAAATCCACATAGATTTAAAATTTTGAAAAATGGTAGAAACGGTCTCTCTAAAACAAATATATTTTTCAATAATTATGATAAAAATACAACTCATTATTTAACTGCTACAAATGGTAATGCTTTAGAGAATTGGTCTAAGTATTTCAAACCTGTCTTTATGGATGGGACAGTGACAGCAAACAGTGAAAATGAGTATGCTGCTGCTCCTGTGGGTACAGGCAACGTCAGTAGAACACTGTCGTTATGTTCAAAAGATAATTCAGCTTCTGATTATTATTTCAATTACAATGCAGTATCTACAAGTATTGAGTATAAATTAGGCTCAACGGCAGTGAATATTGAAATGAATGGCAATAAAGTTCAGATTCAAGATGGCGGAGGAACAACAGAGGATGGCACATTTTTGTTAAGTTTAAAAACTCCTCTTACTGCTCCACCTAATCTTATGGATAGTTATTTATTGCGTATTGTTGATTTTGAAGAAAAAGAGTTGTGATACCAATCTTATATAATGATGATTTCTCAGAATTTAATAGACTTGTTTTACCTCTTTATGGTAAAAATATAATTCATACAGTAAAAAAATTTGAAGGAGTTCAAGAATTCTGCTTAAAAAAATTTGAATATACTAATAGTAGAGATGCTATTGTAGTATTTCCTAAAGAATTAAATTATGAAGTCTCTGATTTATATTTAAATTCATTAAACAAATATGATTTGGTCTATGGATTTTCTAATGATATTGTAGATGAACACTATAATTATAATGAAAATATTATACTATATAGAACGGCTTTATTAAAATCACTACAAAAGAAAACTGAATATTCATTTCCAGCATTTTGTGAAGATTCTTTTAAAAATAATTACGTAAATAATATAAGTATAGGCTATTGCGGACATTTATTTTATGGACGTAAAAATATTATTAATAAATTCAATTTATTAAAATATGAAAAAAATTTTATTATAAGAAATGAGTTACTCACAGGCACTACAGATATTGAATTAAAAAATGAATTTATTCATAATATAGATACTAATTTATTTACACTTTGTTATAGAGGTGCAGGTAATTATTGTTATCGTTTTTATGAAACATTAATGATGGGGAGAATCCCGATTTTAATTGATAGTGATAGATGTTTTATTTTTGAAAAAGAATATGATATAAATGATATTTGTTTAGTCATACAAAAAGAAGATGAGATACAAAATATAGAAAATAAAATTGATAATTTTATTACTAGTAAAAATTTAAAAGAAATTCAAAAAAATAATAGGTACATATGGGAAATGTATTGTTCCCCAATAGGATTTTTAAAACAATTTATTAAGAATATGTATTAATATGGCAATTACTTTAACACCTTTCTTTCCTAACCCATCTGAGTGGACTTATGATGGTTTGAAAAAAATAGAAAGCTATAGCAGTACATCGTATCGTATGTATACGGCGACTGTTAAGCAACCAACGATAAGTTATCATACTGAAGGAGAAATTAGAGGAAGTCAAGGTGATGCAGGTCCAAGAGATGTAGCTGCAAAATTGTTTTTAGTTGAACAAGATGGTGTTGCAGTTTCACCTCCTGTTGCAGTTTTTGATCAAACTAACCGAGAACCATATCGTGTTGTAAACATCTCAGCAGTTTGGCCAGAAATCGGTGATTTTGTATATCTATATTCTCTTGTTGGTACAAATTCACATGACGGCAATGGCGGTGAAAGTTATATATATTTACGTCCTTTGCAGGATAATACTCCACCACTACTGACATTAAGAAATAAAACTGGATTTAATGGTCCACCAACGATATTAGAAATTGACCTATATGATGAAATAAGTTCTTCAGTTAAAGCATCAATTGAAGTTGATGGTGTTTTAGGTTCAGATGTTACTACTTTTCCATATAATCTAAGTATACCATCTGGAGGATATCATACTGTTAAAGTTATTGGATATGATGAATTTGATAATGCATCCGGAGCTTTAACATATAAATTCAATGCGAGTAATTGGACAGGCGATTTATTACAAACATTTAAAACATTTGAAATTACTTCATCTGCAGGCAATGTCGGTAATGCAGTAAGTTATGTAAATTTTTACATTGACTCATCACCTTTAATTTCTAATACGGTAAGTGAAATTCTTAAAACAACCATTTATGATAATCTCACAGATAGTGGACTTACTTGGGATGTTCCTTCTGGTGGAGTATCTTATAGTAGAACACCGGTTGGAGGAAGTAGTTCCGACACAATATACATAGATGCAATTGATTTAATAGACGATTATGATACTTTAAAATTTTTAAAAGGTGTACAAAATCGTAATAAAAACATGAATATGTTTATAGGTGTTGCAGACCCAACTTCTGTTCTAACTGTTGAAGAAAAATGTGTTTTACCCAATCCAAATGTTCTTACTTTTAATGTGCTAAGTCCTGCTCAAGATAGTTCAGGGATTTATAATTTCTATAATCCGATTGCAATTGAATATAGAGTAGAGACAACGATAACACCCGATACTCCATTTAACTTTGATAGTAAATTTTATCGTATTTCTTTTGATTACTCATCTGATACTATAATTAAACAAATAGATACATCAGTAATTGAACAAATTATTTTTACTCCAGATCCAAATGATACAATTGCTACTATTGAATTTTTTAATTCATGTGGTGAAATAGAAATAAGAACATTAAATATCAAACATTCTGATATTAATAGTACAGTAAATCCTACAGACCCTATTACAGGAACAACAATCGGCTCAGGTTCTACTCCAATTGGACAATTATATGTTGTGGGTACTACACCAAACTATCATAATTTAATTATAACAAAATAAATTCATGAAACAATATTTAAGAAAAATTAAAAGTATAATTGAAACTGTTATTGGTACTGCTACAGTAGTAACACCGGAATTAGTTATCAATAAAAAATGGAATGCTAATGTAGATAAAGCAAATGATATCATGAAAGTTCCTTCTAAAAATTTCTATGATTATCTCGGATTATACATGTGTCCAGATGCGGCACTTAAAGATGAAAATACTTACGGCGAAGGTAATTATGGGTTAGGTTTAGGACCTTATAATAATGATTTAGGATTAGCAGTTGATAAAAAAGTCTATAGCTCTCCGGCTCCAGTTCCTATGGAGTTAGTATACTCCAGTGAGGGTGTTAGTGAATCTTTTTATGATGCGAATGATTCCACACAGCCGTGGGAACTCAGACTTAAATCCGAGTCAGCAGTAATAATAAATTCAAAAGGTGGTTATGTTGACAATGATGATAATGAAATTGACGATTATGATGATAGAGTAGGATTTACTGGTATATATGAATGGCAAGGTGAATGGGGTGACATAGAGAATGGTTTTGAAACGGGAGTTGATGTACAAATTAACACTAATATAAATTGTGAAAAAGTTCCTGGAGGACTAGCTGGCGACCTCATACCAACAGGCGGCACATGTACTATTTGGTTAGGAGATAATGGGGATATTAAAACAGATACTGAGTATAGAAAGATCGTAAGTACAAAACATTTTTATAATCAACATTTTTCAACAGGATTTTTAGAAGATGGAAATGGTGCGAAAAGTCCTAAAGTTTTTAATGTCAAAATAAATAGAAAACCATACGAAACTAAACTCAGAATAAATGGTGTTGCTGAAGCAAGAGGTGGTAAATATGTTGGACTTCCCAATCCTTTTATTGGATTAGAGAGTAGTATCAAAGGATTGGATATTCCCAATCCAGCTGGAGGAGTTCTAATTCCTTTAGGTTCTTTATTATGGAACATTGTAGCAGGATTTTTTCAATTTTTAAATGATATTTTAGAACTAATTACAGGAAACAAAAGAAATTACGCAGCAACAGTAACTGCATCTGCTGAAATTGTCAGTAAAAGAATTGCAGTTTTAGATAAAAGTGAAATAATAAAACATCCAGCATATAAATATTTTCAGACACCCGGAACATTTGCACCTATTTCATATCATGCTTATTTGTATACGCAATTTTATTATCCATTTTTCAATCAGAATCCATTATATCCATACACAACTACCTTTAATTATAAAAAACCATTTTTAGAAAATGCAGTCATACCTTCTAGATTTTTTAATAACTTAACAAAATCTGATTCTCATTTATCTAAAAAATATACACATTTTGTTCCAAGTTTATTTTGTTTATTATATGAAACTAAAATTGGTGTATTCTATGAACAATTGGCAAAACAATTAAAAAACGATTCTGATACAAATAACGAAAAGAATTTAAATATTAAATTAAAAGATCACTTAACTTCAATAGACCCTAAAGATAAAAAAGAAAAACAAGAAACTAATCTACATGATTTAATGTTTCCTACAAACGAAACAAATTGGAACAATTATCTGGAAAATACAGGTTGGCCAGATGATGCAACAACTGGAAATTTAAATTTTTTGGGTAATTTTATTGAAGGTGCTACTGTTGCGGATGTACCCAATGTAGGAACAGCAACATTTTCTCATTATGAAAATGTATTTACAGAATATCCAACACTACCTCAAGATACTGTAAGTAATATAAATGAAGTAATCGGAGACTTTGTAACTATACAGAATATACTTAAACAGGATGATGGTTATAAATTAAATACATGGAATTTTTTATGTGATGAAAATAATGGTTATTTCAAAACTTTATCTTCTGGAGAACCAAAAAATCTATCTTATAAAATTATTCAATTTATATTATGGTATCTTGAACCAAATGGAATTGTAGAGCAAACACGATTATCAGTGAATAGTTTATTAGAATATGAAAAACTTTTAGAAGATGATATTGATGATTTCAAGAATACACCTTCTACAAAAAACTTTAGAGATTACCACATAGTAGGAACAGAAATATATGAAAGAGAATGTAAAAACTGAAAAAAATAAAACAATAATTAAAGAAAGAATAACTGAACTTGAAAATTTAAAAGAAACTTTGAAAACCTATCTGGGATATGTTGAGGATTTTGAAAGAAAAACAAAAAAATCAGGCAATAAGAAATGAGTAAAGGTAAACGTTATGCTATCGGTAGAGAACTTACCAGTTTTGGTGATGCATTATCAAAAAGTGAATTTGATAATCCGTCAGGTGCCGGTGAATGGAAAAAATTAGATAACGCATTTTTGGTAGGATTGAGTGCTGGTAATAAAGAACTCATGGAAGAGGCTCAAGAGTATATGGAGAACGTGCGAGATTTAGTTATAAATAATTTTGATTTTATTATTACTTCAGTAGCACTCTTCAGAGATTTTTATTCTCTGATTTTTAATTTTATGAATGCTGTTGCAAACTACATTGCAGACTTGGTATACAATGCATTAGATAGTTATCTTAGATTAGGTGTACATTTACTTGTAATACCTCCCAATTTGACTGATTGGGGTTTTAACGGCCTACCAACAACTTCACTTGAAAAACAAGCAGAAATTGCATACAAGAAATTTTATGATACTTCAGACTCAAATATACCATATTATTTACCTTACAAGACAGATGTTGCTGAAGATATAATACAAAGTGGAAAAAAGATTCAAAAAACACTTGAAAATTTTTACAGAATATCTGAAGATGAAGATAAACCTAAACATTTTGATAGTGATTTTATAACTTTTGAAAAATCTGTTGAAAATTTATCAAGACCTCTAGGACTTTACGAAGCTATATTTTTATATTTCTCTGTTGACTACAGAAGTAATGCAAAAAGCATACTAAGATATGTACAGTCAATTGCCACTCTTTCTAATTTATTTCAACTTGAATCATTAAATGGAGTCTATGATGATGTGAATGGGCTTTTTAAACCCAAAATAAAAAAAGTAAAGATACTATCCAATGTGTCTCTAACAGGAATAGATGTTTCAAAAAAAAGTTCTTCTACTAACTATAAAAAAATTGATGAATATACAATAAAGAGATATCCCGAAGATCCTAATTTAAATGACATTTATATAGTGCCTGCAGACCCTGTGGCAAACATGCCAGCAGAAAGAAAAGAAAGATTAGAAAAACATTTAAAAGATCAGGGATATATTGATAATCAAAATTTAGATATTCTTAAAAATTTAGATATGTCAGATAGTAGATTTTCTAGTGTATATGATTTCAATATTTCAGACAATATAGAATATAAAAGAACACAAGAAGATATTCGTGAGTTGAGAAGCGAAATAGTATATTATGGAATTCAAAATGGAATTGCAAGTGTTTTAAATGCCGATATTACAAATGTTGATACATTCAATGATAATTTAACAACCTATACATCTTCATTTGAAAATTTATTATTTACATATGGAAATCCAGATTTATCTAATTTATATACAAGTTCTAAATGGAATACTCTAACAACATTAATTAGTAATATTAATACATTTCAAGATGAATATCAAAATTATAAAAATCAAGTTGAGTTTTTGGAAAATGAATCTGTTTATGCACAAGAAATTTTAAAATATACTTCATTATTAAATTCAACACAAAAACAAATAGACAATTATCTTGAATGTAGGTCAGTAAAAGAAGCGGCAGGCTTAGACCCTGATTTAGGCTGTTTTATAAAAAATGAAGTTTATGACCATACAACAGGATTTTCTAGGCTAAAAGCAGAATACACATCAGAAATTGATAAAAATGAATTACTCTTGCAAGAAGAATTAAATTCTGATAGAAGTGTTATTGATGGTATGATTAATGATATAGTTGCGGCAGGAAATGTCATAAGAAATGAGAATCTTGAGTTAATAGATAAATTTACAATCACACCACCAGATATTCAAAATGCAGAAAGAATAGAAATTCTGAAAGAAAAAGAAGATGACATTATAAAATTAGAGAGTGAAATATTAACTTTAACAAAAGAACAATTCAGAGAAAGTGCTAATAATATTATAGAAAGTATAGAATATAAAAAAAATCAGTTAGATATACTTAAAGTGAAAAGTTCTGCAGTTTCTACAGAAGGCAATTCTGCAAATGTAATTTTTTATCATAGTTCTTATCCAATTGTAAATCAAACTAGTCTTTATAAAAATTATATTCAACAAGTATATAATTTTGACGCAACAATAGAATCTCAAAATTATATACATGAATTTACCATTAAAGTTGAACCTTTTGGTAGTAGAATAAACAGTGCTCCTGATTTATATAATGCAGATAAGTATGTTCATATCGTTAAATATAATGGAACTGAGTATGATATACTGGGAGATGGTATTATCATAAGTGATATTAATCAGCCATTTGTAGATGGTAATGTGAGAGGAAATTGGGCTAAATTAAATTTTTCGGATATGATTGGAACCACACCTTTAATCAAGGATATACAAAATAAAGTTTTAAAAATTGCCAATATTTTTGAGCCGGAAACTGTATTTTTTGATTTGATGATTAAAAGATTAAAAGAATTAAAATCTTCTTTATTGAGTTTAATAGAAGCAATAGAATCATTAATTGAAATATTAAGTTTAAGTATAGAATTTGAAGGTGTAATTTATGGAAAGTATTGTAGAGAGACAGGATTTGAAGGTTATGATAAACTCGCTTCTGATTTAACAAATACTGATAGCTATTCTAAAGTTCCTAGAATAAATTTTAGACCAAGTGACGTTAGTAGCATTAGTACATTATTAAGTAGAATGCGTCAAATTGATCCTGTAGAAACGGAAAATTTTAAGAAAACAATAAATTCTTTATTTGCGCAAACAACAAATCATGACGATAAAAACAAACAAATAGAAGACAATGCTCAAATTCAAGTAGGAAATACAGATAGAGTATCTGAAGCTCAAGCCGCAGCAGCATTGGGAGCGTCAATACAAGAAAAGATAGATAGTCTTTCAGACCTTCCATCAAATATACTTAATATCGGAAGCTCATTGTACGCCAATGTGACAGATATAGGTGTTGTTCCTAAAGAAGAATATGAAAAAAATCAAGATGATAATAGTATTAAAATGTATAAAAGTCAGATTTGGCAAGAGATTTCAAAAATAGAAAAGAAACTTTCAAGTGAATTTGGATTTTCTTTAATTTTATTAAGCTATTTACCAAAAGGAATGAACGTATACCCTATACGGTTTATTGCTGATGCGTTAGGATTAATAGATGAAGAAGGAGATGCGGTCACACAAGAAGGTTTAACCCCACTAGATGAGCAAACGATACTTGACCTGTTACCTAATAAGACGTTACAAGATTTAGAAAATGATTTATCACAACTGAGTGAAGATACGAATCCTTCGGTGGCCATAAAGGCAGAGCCTATTCCGTATACAATATCTTTTATCCCATTTAGAACAACAGAAAGTTTTGAATTAAATGATTCAAAAACACTCGCTTTATCTAATGATCCAAATTATTTTACAGGAACCTTGAACGCAGGCAATTATGAATTTAAACTTTTCGGTAAGTTAAATAATAATTATTTACACGGAGTGACCTCAACTTCAGCAATGGAACTTGTGAGATATTCTAATTTAATAACAAATGATTTTACATATCGCTATGAGTTTGAGCTAGGAGTAACTTATGATTCTACACAAGCAGGAACAAATGATATTGTACCTGAGATAAATAAAATAAATGTGTATATGGGAGTTTTCTTTGAAGGTAGAGAAAATGCATTTCGTTACGCTAAACAATTAAATGGAGATGCTAGTGAAGTTTTTAAATTTGGAAGGAGAAAAAAGAAAAAATTTATTGGAGAAATTGTAATAGGTCAAGAAGAGTCCTATGTTTTAAAACCGTATATTCTTATAGGTTATGATAATGGTGACTTAGATATGCAAAAACTGACCTTTACCATTACAAGTAGTCAAATATTCTTTTATAGAATAAAATAAAAAAATATACCTTGATAAATAATTTAAAGGTTTAATTTAAATGTCAAGATTTTCAGATATAGATTTAAAATTTATACCCCATCCCATATCTAAAAAAGTAAAAAATTTAGATGCTAGAACAACTATATTCCGTGCATTAAATCACATCTTATTCACAAGACCTGGAGAAAGATTATATAACGCTGAGTTTGGAGTAGGTATTCAAGATTATATCTTTGAATTAAACAGTTTTATACAACAAGATATTTTAAAAACAAGTATACAAAATCAAATTGAAAACTTTGAAAAAAGAATAGTACTTGAAGATACTCAAATAGAACAAGATGTAAATAGTATTACAATATACATAAAATACCGATTAAGATCAAATCCTCAAGAACTGATAACGTTTGAGAAAACATTAAAAAGAATACGCTAACGATGTCAAAAATTCCATCAGAAAATATCAGCGAATTAGATTTTTTAACAATTAGAAAAAATTTAATAGACTATGTTAAGAACAGTTCAGAATTTAAAGATTATGATTTTGAAGCATCTGGCTTGAACTTTGTTGTTGATTTATTATCATATAATACACAATATCAATCTTATTATTTAAATCAAGTAGCAAGTGAATTATTTTTAGATACAGCACAAAAAAGAAAAAATGCTGCATCAATAGCAAAGCAAATAGGATATTTATCAAATGCAAAAACTGCATCTAAAGCTGAAATAAATTTTAGACTTACTGGAAATTTATCTGCTAATTATACAAAAAATATATTAGCAGGAACTAAGTTCTTAGGTAAAACAGCCAATGGAAATTTGTATCCATTTATTAGTGAAACTTCTATTGTTTTAGCAAATAGTAATCAATTCACATCAAATATAACACTCACTCAAGGCACTTTAATATCAGAAGAAATAGTTGTAAATAATTTATTATTAGAAAATAAATTTGAAATTTCTAGTAAAGATATAGATTTAACATACCTTACAGTACATGTTAGAGAAAATGAACTTGAACGATTGCGCACAAAATACAACAGAGTATTTGATATTACATTACTTACAGAAGATTCCGAAATATTTTACATAGAACAAAATTATAATGGAAAATATCAAATAATTTTTGGAGATGGAATTTTAGGAAAAATTATTAAAAATAATAATGTAATTGAATTAAATTATTTGGTTACTTCAGGTGAAGATGCTAATGAGTGTGTAACTTTTGATATTGAAAATAAAAACGACTTTGTTAACACGTTTTTAATAGAAACTATTCAATTTTCTTCACAAGGAGAAGATGAAGAAAATGCCGATGATATAAGAAATAATGCAAGAAAATTATATTTCAGTCAAAATCGCACAGTCACTGAAAAAGATTATCAAATTATTTTGATGAAATATTTTCCTTTCATAGAATCAATTTCTGTTTGGGGTGGAGAAAAGAATACTCCTCCGTTGTATGGTAGTGTATTTTGTGCGATTAAACCAAAAAATAGAGCATTGTTATCTAATTATGAAATAGATTACATAAAGTCAAGACTTGACCAATTAAATGTAATTACCATACTACCGAGAATTGTTAATCCCGAATATACTTATATTAAAATTAATGCTAATGTAGTTTATGATTCCTTAGACATTAATATGAATCAAATAGAAATTGTAGATAATGTGAAGAATGTTATATTTGATTATTCTAAAAATAATTTATTAAAATTTTATAGTAATTTTCAATTAGCAAATATTACTAAACTTGTAGATGATATAAGTCAATATTTCATGGGTTCATATTTAACTATAAATTTATACAAAAAAAGAAATATTGAAGTTGGGATTGGAGTTTATTATAATATAAATTTTAATAACAAGATTAAAAAAGGTTCTTTAACTGCAAGTAGATTTGATTATATTGATAATAATAATAATTTAATATCAAATTGTTATCTAAAAGAAAATTCAACATATACAGGCGTTGATATAGTTTTCACAATAAACGTATCCGGTTCAGACGTAGAATTTACACTAAAAGAAAATATAGGTAAAATAGATTATGATTCTGGCATTTTTATATTAGAAGGATTTTCACCAACATATATAAGAGAAGATTCATCAGAAATGACATTTGAAATTCAATGTGATGAATTTATTATTATACCATCTAAAGAACAAATTCTAACAATTTCTATTGATGACATTTATATAACACCTTCTGCATTTATAGATAGGTCATCAACTTCTTCTAATTTAGCAAAAGCGGAGTTATTTGATACATGACAACTCCTAAAGAATTGGTTGAAAGTCATATTCCAAATTATTTTTTAGAGCAATATCCTCACTTTGTGAAGTTTATTGAGGAATATTATAATTTTTTAGAATCATCAGTAATACTTCTTACAGATAATAAAAAATTATCCGTGGGTGACATCATATATGGTTCTCTGTCTAAAGCAAAAGCCATTGTAAAAATAGTTACTAAAGATAGAGTATATTTTGATTATGAAACAGAAACGAATAATTTTTATAGAAATGAATTATTAGTAAATGGTATTAGCGGTGAAATATATTTTATTAAAAAATTATATAAGAATATACATCAATATGCTCAGGATATAGAGGAAAATACTAATTACGAAACCGCACTCACAGTCTTTCAGAAATACTTTAAAAAGAATGTTTCTCTTGATCATAGTATTTTTCGTAGGTTAGACCCAAATATTCTTACCAAAAAAATATTAGATTATTATAAAAACAAAGATACTGAAAATTCTTACTATTGGTTTTTTAGAATATTCTTTGATGATATTATAGAATTATATTATCCGAAAGTAGATATACTGAGACTTTCTGATAGTGGTTATTACGAACAAAATTTAATACAAATTGAATATAATTCTAGCATAAGTAAATTTAATCAAACTCGCATTTATGCACCTAAATCAAAAGCATCTGCTATATGTCGTGACATCATAACTAAAAATCAAAACAACACCACAAAGGCCTTTCTTGATTTAGTTTACATTAATGGAACTTTTAAAGAAAATGAAATTATAGTAGGATATGATATTACCACAGGATTAGAAGCAGTAAAAGGTGTAATAAAAAATTCAATTACTGGCTTAAAAATAACAGATGGTGGTATTGGTCATAAAGTCGGTGATATGTTTAATTATGGTGATGGTAGAGCAGAAATTACAAAACTTAAAAAACATTCTATTACTAATATAAAAATAAATGACCCCGGTTTATGCTATCGTGTGGGTGACCCGATTGTTTTTGACAATGCATTTACAAATGCAGAATACACAGCAAGTGCGTATGTTTCAGAAATTGAAGTAAATCCAACTCTTACTACTTATTTCAATTCTTTTTACAATATATTAAAAAATAGACCAGTATCTTTTTATGAGGATGAAACATTACTAGATGAAGTTTATGAAAATTCCATATTGTTTAGAGATGCTACTCCATTAAAAGAATTACCCAGTGATGTTGTTACTGATTTTCAAATGGGTGGTATAAAAGAAATTACATTTGATGATTCCGGATTAGGATATGAATTTGCTCCACCTGTTGTTGCAAAAAATCCTTTACCACAAGCAGAGTTATTGAACTATTTTGATGTTATATTTGATAATAACGAAGCAAATACTGCATATATTCAGAATGATACTTTAGTTTATATGAAAGGTGGCACAAGTACACCTGGAGATTTTAATGAAGCTATTTGTATTGGAGATGTAACTCTAAATGCTGATGAAGAACAAATATATTTGAGTGACTTGGATATACTCAGTGAAGACGTAGAAGTTAAAAGATTTATAACACTAAGGTCAGTAAAAGATTTAGAAACGGATACTTTTGTTGAAATTGAATTAGGACAAAATGAAAGATTTGATAACAATCAAATAAAATTAGATACAATTCTAAATGATTTCAGTGAGATAGGGTTGCCCTTTGGCACAACTTTAAATTTAGAAATAAAAGATTTAATAAAGATTAATCCTCTTGCAAATAGTGCTAAGTTGGAAAGTGTTTTAGGTGATGGTGTAGCTCAGATTAAAACACTTCAAATGGGTTTAATGACTAAATCAGATGATGTATTTGAATTTATTCACAATCCAGAAGAAAGAGTGTTTAATCAAGATGATATCGCACACGGTTTGAAATCAGAATATGAATATGAAGAAGGGTTGTTCATTGATTCTTTTGATTCTTTCTTAGACAACAGAAGTAAATTATCATCAAACAAATATATTCATGATGGTTATTATTATCAAAATTATTCATATGAAATACGTACTAAAATACCAGCAAGTTTAATAGAACCTTTACTTTTAGATGAATTACATCCTGCAGGATTTTTACATTTTATAAGAAATAAATTTGAACTTGAACTTGACTTTAGAATAAAAACACATGAATTGCATGAAATAGAAATAGACAGCCGTGGCTACATAATTGCTGAAATATTTGAGCATATAGAAGTAGAAAGATTAAATTTTGCAGATGCAACTATTGGTGATGTTATTAATCAAATAGAATTAGAAAATGAATTTATTCACAATGAGGAGATTGCAACATCTGAATATCCAGAAATAGAAGTAAATGCAATAGCACCGATTTTTGAAGGATTTCGTTTTTTCATAGAAGATATTATATCAAAACCTAGTGAAAATTCATTTAGAGATTTTGATGATTATGGAAAAACAAATGAGAAAAATTCAATTATCACTGATACAAGACTATATGATGGTATTGTAGCCGTACAATCTTTTGTGAAAATTATAAATGTTGAAGATGAAGCAAACTGGATTGCTGATGTAATTGGATATAGAAAAAATGCAATTGGTTCTTTAGATGCAGATAGAACAATTTATAATTTTAGAGTAAGAGTAGAACGTGTATTTGAACATGTGCCAGATATTGCAAAGGGTGGATATATTGTAGTAAGAGATCCATTTACCGATTTATATGAACCAAGATTTAGTTCTGATTTACAACAATTTAGCAACGCAGAAATAGAATTTTCTGATACAGAAAGAAATGAATATCTACCATTAGTTTCAGGAAATACATTATCCGGCAAAGGTTCTTATTTACCAAATGCAGAAATACTTACAAGAGATTATGGTTGGGTAACTTTTGAAAATCTAGAACCCTATATGCATGTTGCTAATGTGAAAGAAGATGGTGTTATAGTTTGGCAATTGCCAGATAGTATAGCAACAAGAGAATATAATGGAATAATGCATCAGTATACAGATCATTCAAGTGTGTCTATAACAGTTTCTCCAGACCAAGAATTAGCTTTAGTTACATCAAATAAAATAATTAAAGGACGAAAACTATCATCAAAAACAAAACCACCAACAGAACTAGACTTTTTAGCAGTACCTGATGAAACATTAGCCGGTACGGGTAAAAGAGCAATAATGGAATTGAGAGATATTGATAAAGAAATAGATAAGATTGAAGTTCCATACACAGGATTATTATACTGTCTGACATTGAAGAATAATCAAGATACAATTAAAGTTCCTTTTGAAGTAGATGAAGGTATATTAGAAGTAATTAGTTGGCAATCATTTATTGAAAATAATTATACTTTACCAAAAGTAACGAAGATAGAAAAAACATTCATTAATGTAGATTATGAAAATGTAGCCATAGACCTTGAAAGTTATAGTATAATGCAACCAAGGTCAAATACAATAATATTTGACTATAATACAGTAGATTCAACCCCTTATCCGATAGTAAATCCTTCGGAAATTTTTTTTTTAACTTCAGCGGAAACACAGCCAACAACACAACCCTCACCCCAAGGGCCGTTGACAGTGGAACCCCTACGGACGACTTTCCAGAATAGTGATGTAATTACAGATGAAGTAGATGTAGTATTAACATTAGCTTATCAGCAAGAATTCAAAACTGTATTAGATACATTTGAACATAAATTAACTGAACGACCGACAACATTTACTTCATTTTCTATTAATATAAAAGACTTTTTATTCTTTGAAAGTACAAGCACATTATCCAATGACTCTTTTACTGATACTGCAATACGCTCAGTAACAGATGTTCCCCTCCATGTTGTTATTAATATTGATGAACAAATATTACCACTTTCTATTCAATCATCTGATGAAGAAAATAATAGTGCGGTATTTTTAAATATTGAGTCTACTGCTGCAAAGTTTGATATTCAGCCGGCTATGGATAAACCCAAAAATAGAATATCAACACTGTCTTTTGAAAACAGAATACCTGCAATACGTGGAAAAATACCTAAGATTTTCCGAGAAGCGATTCTAATAAATTCAGATGATGATAAGAAAATAACACAAATATCTATTGCAGATATTGAAACAGTTCTTTGTCCTGACCATCAATTTGAACCAAAAGCAAAAGTTGTAATTTTAAATTTCTTTGAGGAGTTTGAAAAGAATAGAGTAAGTTCTCTAATATTATTAGGAAGTATAAATGCGCATCCAGGAACAGAATCTGGATTACCAAGTGTTGAAGTAGAAGATGATAAAATTTTAAATTATCACCACATAGATTCATTACAATTAAAAGAACCTGATTTAAGATATGTAATTACAAGATTAAATTTTGCAGATTCAAGTAGTGATACTGACCCTGTTATATATTATACCTTTGTGAATTCTACAAACAAAAGCGCATATGGTATAAAACCATCTTCTTATTTTGATTCGGATGAATTAACTTTTGATAGTTATGATAATTTTACATTTGATGAAGATAGTTTACTACCTGAAAGAAAATTATTTCAAGAAAGCGAAAATTTTAATGTTGATACTCTAGTTACTTTTGAAAATATTGAAGACTTGGATAACTTAAAACCAATATACAACGAAGATAATTTTATAATTTGGTCAACCATAGTTGCTAATGATGTAAATTCTGGTGATATTGATTTTATGAGTGTGCATGTGAATCACATTAATAATTTTGCATTTGAACCTTTCAGTTTAGACCCATCATTACCTAGCAAATCAATTCAACAAGACTTTACCGTAATACCCCCACCTGTTCATAAATTTGTTGGTATATCAGAATCTGGATTTGATCCATTGTCCACTCTAGTAAGTGGAGGTGATAACCCTGCAGTAACTGATGTAACACCTTTAGAAACAGATGTAAATCGTAAAATATTTGTTGATGTTTTAAATAGAAATTTATTTTTTAATTTTGATGAAAAAATTGTTGATTACAAAAACAATCTTATAGTTTATAATCTCCATAAAAAATATAAACCATATTTGGGTGACACAATGCCCGCCACAAGCGCATTGTCAGAACCCTTTTTGTATACAAGTCCTAAATCAAAGGATTTATCTACAGTATTAGACAAAGAAACTATTTATTTTGCCAACACTGTTATTTTAGATTCTTCTACGGAAGTCATTAGTAAAACAGATATAGAAAATCATTTTGAGATAGAAGATAGAAGAAAATACATAACATTAGATACTCAATTTGAGAATTGGAAAAGGCAATTTATTGCTGGATATCTTCCTGTTAAATTTTCAGATTATGTTTTAGATAAAATACCAAGTGCATTTATTCAAGATGCGATTATTATAAGTAAACGGACAGCAAATGAGGATGTAAGTCCTCTCGTACATCCAAACAGCATATTCTCAGATGCAGCGCCTCCAGCTATTTATTTTGAATTAGAACTTGCAGAAGCACAAACCGAAATAAAAATTCCTATTATAATTGAAGATAGAAATAAGTATGTAGATTTAGGAGATATCATTTTACCATGGACTCCTATTTTAATTAAGGATTATTCTAGAATAAAAATGGATGATTATATTCTGGATAAATTACCTTCAGTAAGAATAGATGGTACTTACATAAGAAATGAGAGACAAGCAAATACAGAATTACTCACTAATTTTGAATTGTTTTCATCTCTTTATGGAAACACAACATTTTTAGATTCTAGTTTTGATATCATGGGTGAAATAGAAGAAGACATTGAAAACAATATTATTGATAGAAATAAACTTATAATTAGAAGTGATTATATCTACCCATATGAATTTACAATCATAGAACATTTTATGAGACCATGGGTTATACGTGAATATAGTCAAGATACATTACCATCTGTAACTGCATATCTTGAAGTAGTGCCGATTACAGATTATGTTGAAAATATGGAAGTCATTAATATTGATAATAGAATATTAACAGGAAATACAACATTCTTAGATGCTACACAAGATATTGATTTTGAATTTGAAATTAAAAACGAAAATTTAATACTTGATAGACATAAAACATTTTCATTAAGTGATATTATAGGACCCTGGACAGATAATACTCTCTTTGGTTTCTATAGACCTTTACAATTAAAGTATTATAATTTAAGTGATATTCCTACTGTAAGAGTTCATTCTGAGCCTGAAATTACATATAATCCAATTGTTCTTGCAAATACAGAAATAGTTTCGTTCACAACATTATATGGAAACACGGCATTTGCGGACGCAACTCATGATGTAACATTTGAATATGGATTTGAAGATGATACTATAATAGTTGATAGAAACAAAACTTTTGCAGAAGATAGAGTCATTAGTAGATGGGTGGATACAAAATTTTCTTTAGATATGATACCTAAGATTTTTGTGGATTTTGAAAGTGAGACTGTACCAACGGCTACTGTACTGAATGAACCAGAAATAACATACAATCCAAAAGTACCTATTGATGTGAATATAGTTCCGTTTACAACATTATACGGTAACACAGCATTTGCAGATGCAACTACAGATATTTACTCTGTAATTGATGAATACGAACATAATCCCAAATTACTTGACAGAAATGTCACATTAAGTTATGAAGATAGAATTACTTCATACTTTAATAATTTTGTTGATGACTATTTACCGTTTAAACTCGTTCCTTATAATTTAGATTATATTCCAACAGTTTCTGTTCTAAATGAATTAGAATTCACATATAATCCTACTTTAGATTTAATACATACTGCAATTACATCAAGTACTACTGTATATGATAAGCAAGCAACTATTTTAGATAATACAATAGCAACAGAAGAAGTTGTTCTTGAATTTGAAAATCTTGTAGAATTTATTTCTGATAAATCTAAAATTGGAAGAAAAGATTTTATTATTAATAAACAAAATGAAATTATTGGTAATTATTTAAATAGTCAAATAGCCGAACACACATATGATACTGTGAAGACTGTAGATGTAGGTTTGACAAACAATGATGAAATAGAATATGTCATTATATCTGATATGGAAGAATTAACTAGTGATGAAATATCTATATTGTATAATGATAAGCATACTTTCATAGATTCTACATCTTTTATGGACTCTACAGAAATTGAATTTTTTAGTGAATCTTATGTCTATAATGAAAATAGTGCAATATCGCTAAATGATAGAATAACAGAATCCTTTTTAGAAAAGCAAATAAGACCAAAAGTTCTTACTAAATTAAGATATGATATTATTAATACAATACCTATTGTATCTCCAAAAACTCAATATTCTATCACAACTGTTGATATACAAGATGGAAAATCTAAATTTAAAGAAACTGTATCAAATATTATTGGTACTGAAAAGATCCTTGATGGTACTATAGAATTAATTCAAAATGAAAATCTAACAAAAATATTTAATGAAATTGAAGATAGAAATTTTTTATTTCAATTAGATAAAAAAGTTGATACTTTTTTAAAAGAAGAAATAACAGAAAAAGTTCCTTTAAAATTAAAATATTATATTTTAGAATCTAATATACCTACAGTTCAAGCAGAATTATTTGCAAAAGAAATTTTTGATTATTCATTTTCAACAACTCCAGATGATATATCTTTAGTAGATTTTGAGAAAATTTTAAGTTTTGATTCAGAAGGAAATATAAATAACACCTTTGGATTTAAAGAGAGTCAAATAAACACTATAAATAATGGAATAACGAATGACAATTTTTTATTAAATACTGTGATTAGACCTTTTACTGATGACTATATAAGATTTGAAATTGAAAAACATTTAAAAAGAAAAGGTGATGATAAACAGACGTATTTACATGCCACATTAAAAATGAATTATACTGTGAGTGAGGTTTATACTTGGAATATTAGTGCGCTAAATACATTTGAAACAGAATATAATGATCCGAACATAAATAGAAAAGAGTTTTTAGAGACTGTACGAATTGAAGTTTAATTAAGAAAATTTAAATAGGAGAAAAAATATGCCCGCACTAGTGCATAATACTTTTCGTGTTAGTAATGCAAAACAATTTAAAGAAAGTTTTGAAGAAAAATCAGAACATGGTGTTGGTGGATATATACGAATAGAAGACATGACTCCTGGACTAGATGGTGATTTGAGTGTCACATCTGCTCCTTCAGTTAATAACCTAAATGCTATACCTTACTATGCATTGGATGACCAAATGTATTTGTTTATAGGTAGAGTATCTCCGTGGAATCCTTCTGATACACCGGATGGTTCTATTGATCCGAATTTAAACGAAAACAATCCTCCATTTCCAGTTGATAGTGTAAAAGATTCACACTTTAATCACTGGGATGATATGATTGCTGCTAAGAAAGTTTCCGATAGCGAAGTATCACACGTTATTAAGCGTGAAAGAACTGTAGAGATCCAATCAGGCCTTAGGAACTGGACTTTGGGTACAAGATATGATGGTTACGATGACCGTTCTGCTTTCTTATTTTATGATGACATGTTGATTCACACTGTGAATAGAAGATTTAGAATTTACAAGTGTTTAAAGCAAGGTGTTGGTAAGTTTAGAAAAGTTGAAAATTTCAATGGTGTTAACGGCAATACTGTTTACCTGTGGGATCACAAATCATATCAAGAACCTTTAAACTTTGTAACTGATGGTGGCATCAGTGAAGATTATATGGTTTTGGGTGATGACGATAATGACGGATATCAATGGAAATATTACTATACTATTGATGCTGGAGAAGCATTAAAATTTGTTACCACTTCTTATATTCCGGTAAGAAGAATACGTAAAGAAAATGGAACAATTGAAAATGATTTCTCAGATCAATATACAGTTGAAACAACTGCTATTCCAGGCGGTATCTTAAATGTTACAGTAGATAAGTATGCAGTTGAAACCAATGATTCAACTGTTGAGGGATATGAAATGCAGGGTGGAGATGGATATTATCAATTTGGTTCAAGTTCTGCACAAGTAAATTACGATGATTCTCAAAATTCATTGACATTCCAAATAGTATGGAATACTGTTAACAATTGTGATTTTCCAGATCCAGAAGCAGGAACAAATGCTGGACTAGATTTAAGTTCTAACACTCACTACAATATGTTTAGTTTTGCAAATAATTTAAGTCATGCTGGCGGAACATGGACGGCCACTCCTGATGCAGGACTAGTAGCCATGGGTCATAAAGGATTAGATACTTGGTTAGATTATGGTGTTGTAATTAAATCTTCTACTGATAGTACTCTAAATGGAGATGCATTCAAAAGATATGTATTCCCAATCAGCGGTGTACAATTAACAAGTGGTTCTGACTTTACAGATGGCACAATTGAATTTACAATTGATTCTGCAACCATAGAAAGTTTGATAGGAACAAGTGTTACTGGTGTTGCCGGTCTTCCTGCAGCAACACAGATAGTAAATGAGGATGCTGTAGTTGAAATTCATCCAAGAGTAAAAATTGAAGCGAATCATCAAAGTACTACGACAACAGATCCTATTGATGGATTTAATGCATATGGAATTGTTGAACCATTGTTTAATACAACAACACCTGGATATCATAGAGAACGACCGGGTAGAGTACTTGATGTAAGAGTAACAAATCCTGGTAAATATCATTATCGTGTAGATAGTGCTATGGTTACTGGTACTGCAAATAATTATTCTACCGCTACAGTACATGCACATATTCCACCCGTAGGAGGACATGGATTTGATGCTGTAGAAGAATTAGGTGGTCATAATGTTATGATTAATGCTAGATTTGAAGGTACAGAATCTGATGAATTTACAGTTGGTAACGAATTCAGAAAGATTGGTATTCTTAAAAATCCAAGAACCTATTCTTCAGATCAAACAAGACTCTGGATGAATCCAAGTGCATATACAGAATTGTTTAGAGGTTATAAAACTGACCAATGTTATAGAATTAATTTAACATCTGCTTCTTTAGGAAGTTTGAATGGTAATACATTAAACTTTGAACCTGATATGGATGTAGGAATTTATGCAAATTCAACAGGTCTATTAGTTGCTACTGCTAGAATTGTAGATCATGATGTATTCTCTAAGAGAATCCGTGTAATTAAGCCAAGAAAAGATTTTGGTACACTTTTAGCAAGTGGTGATTTTAAAATTAAATCACTAGGTTATCATTCTGCTGATGCTCAAAATGTAGAGGCATTTACTGTTACTGCTAATACAGCAAATACACCAGGCATGTTACCTGGTTCTGGTAAAATTCTTTACGTTGAGAACAGAAGTATGGTATCTCGTTCACAAAATCAAACTGAAGACTTGAAGATTAGTATTCAGTTCTGATAGTGCAAACGCTGTTTAAATAAAAAAAGCCGAGGTGTAAAAACCTCGGCTTTTTTGTTATTCACCTGTGAATTATTATTTTACCATAACCGTGCTATACCACTGATTGTCTAGATAAACAGCATCAATATCGTAAGTATTATAAGTGTTTGCTACTTGCATTTCTAAATTACCAGACATATTCATTGAAGAGACTGTATTTCCATTTATCACTATATTGCTTAAAGTATAAGGTGTTGTATTTTGCAACACATGCACTTTTGCATGAACCGTTACACCTTCCAACTCAGACACTCGATTTACTATTAAGAAAAAATCACCATATGGTTTTTTGAAAACAACATTATCAGTTTCATGATAATCAATAGTTGCATTTAAATCATCAGTTAAAACTTCAGAAGCATTTTTACCAGGAGTTTCTGAATATATGATTTCATCATAATCATTAATATTATAATAATAGCTAATGTTTCCATTACTATCTACTTCAGGAGGTAGTAATGTACCTACATCAGATGTTTCATATCCTGCAAAAGTGTTTAGATAACTTAAATGGTCATTTAATGTTAATTCTGATAGAGTAGTTTTTGCTGGATTATAATTAAATGTTGTATTCACATATGCAATCGCATTAGGTCCGTTACCTCCCAACGAAGAAATTATAAATGGTACTGCATTGACATCTCTTTTAAGATATTTTACAACACCTGAAGAGGCATCCAATTTTATGTTATCACCAATCCACAATGTAGCTGAAGATAAAAATAAATCTTTAAACTTATTAGCAGGCGAACCTAGACTGTATATTGAATCTACTGTAGGTACAATATCTCCGGATATGTCTGTTTTACCTAAAGTTTTATTTGTTAATGTTTGAGTGGCTGTATTACCAATTAATTCCTGATTTCCAAAATCAGGAAACACTAGTGTATTTGCAGTTGCTTTATTAACAATATAATTTATCTTTGCATAATCAGAGTCAATATGATCACTTACAACATTACTTGTTGTTATGATTGGATTGCTTATTGCATTTATACTACCATCTTCAATTTTTAATTGAATATTACCATTCGCAAATATTGCAGTTGTTGTAGAAGAAATAGTTTCACCTGCGGGAGATGCTCCTCTATCACCGAATAATATGCCTGTGCTTGTTGCATCTTTTTCATTATATGCTTCAATAGCTGAAGTATAAACATATGGAGTAACAATTGATCCCTGTAATCTCTCAGAAGATGTATTTTGTGAAATAGAGTCTAGATAATTTAAATTATTGACACTTATAAATTGACAAAAAACATTATCAACTTCTATTTCTCTAAAATAAGCAGCAATAGAACCATTAGTCAATCCATTTTCTATTGCTGCTGTTGTAGCAATAGAATAGCTGTTAATATTTGCAGTTGTAAAAGAATCAAAAATTCCATTTACAGTTACACCATTTTCAAGAGTTAATGATGTAAATTTAGAATCAATTGATATTTGACCATCTGTTAATAAATTGTATACAGCATTCGCAGTAACTAAAGTATTGTCATCAATAGTTGAAAAGTCTGTAGATATAGAATTTATTGATACATTAGGATCACCACCAGGAAATTGAAGTGTATTTGCTGAGAGTGGTACTGAAGGTAATGTCGTATTATTACCTGATATCAAATCATAAATGGCTACTGTTGTTGCTAAAGTATTTTGATTTATATTTGTATTGTTTATTGCACTAACAACATTAGTTACAGTGTTTCCATTTAATATAAATGTTTGTGTTTCTGTACTATTAAACACTGAATTTATAGAAACATCACCATCTGTTATAAGATTATAAATTGCATTTGATGTTACTAAAGTTTCATCATTTATTGTTGAAAAATCTGTGTGAACATTATTAACTACTAAATCATCAAAAATCATTGTTTGCATATCTACTACATTTGCAGTGATATAATTAGCAGTTAGGTTATTTATTGATAGTGTGTTTGTAACATTAATATTATTTGCAATTAATAATACATCAACATTTGCAGTATTTGCGTGTATATCATCAGCAGTTAGGCTTTCGGTAAAATTACCTGTATTCGCTATAAGATTTATTGTATGTGTTCCACTAGTGAGAACATTAAAAATTCTATCGTTAACGGCTTTTGTAGTTGGTAATAAATCATTATTAATAAACATAAAATTGTGTACAATATCCGTCACTTTATTGCCAGATGATAATTCTAAGCTTACACCTTCTAGTGTAGTGATATTATTATCTGGTCCACCAACTAGATTATATACAGCAAGTGCTGTTACTAAACTTGTATCATCAGGTGGTGTATTTGTAAAGTTAGTAACAATTTTATCAATATTAGGACCACTTCCTAATTTTAAGTTATTAAACACTGTATTTAAACTTATTGCTCCATCAGTAAGTAAATTGTATACAGCATTTGTTGTAGCAACAGTATTACTATCAATAGTACTAAAATCATCTGCTATTGCATTAATAACAAGACCGGTACCAAATTGAAGTGTGTCTGTATTAAATGCAATAGGTACAGTTCTGATTCCGTTTAATAAATTATAAACTGCATTTGAAGTTACTAGAGTTTTGTTATCTAATGGACCGAAAGATGTGGAAATAGTATTTACATATAATCCACTTGTTCCAAAAGTTAATGTCTTGGCTTTTACAGGAACAATTACTGAAGTTGCGCCCGAAACTAAATCATATACAGATTTAGTTGTACATAAAGACGTATCATTATTTTGTGTAAAATCTGTTCTGATTTCTTGTATTACAGGTCCAGATTTTAGCTGTAAATCAAAGACTTTTAACTCATTAAATTCTAGCGAACCGTTAGCATCGTATCTTGTTAATGTATTTGGTGTGCCATTTGCTGTTGAATTATTATTTTCAGCTATAACATCATTTATTGTATTCAACCATTCGCCAAATGTATTAGCTAATAATAATTGGGGAATATAACTCATAGTTGCCTAAAAAATTCTTTTGTTTAAATATTTCAAATACGATAGAAGTGTTTTATTTATTTATATCACTCAATATATGAGAGGTGTAAATTATTTTTTTATTTTTTTAAATGTTTTGCTATAACTAAGCTTATCTTGATTATAAAAATTAACTGGTGTCTAATATAAAGCTTCAGGTAATGTGTTATTTTCTTATGCGCCTGTATCTACACCAATCAATGTTTTCTTCATAAGGTAATGCGTAATTGTTTTGAATCATATATTCCGCAATTGATTTACCATCAACATAAACATCAGCAACTACTCTAAAGTATTTTCCTCTTTCCACATTTTTAATTTCAATTGTTGTCGCTTTGTTCATTAGAAAGTTAATGAATTCCTTTGCCTTTTTTGCTAGAACCTTTTCATTTTCACATTTGCCACGTATTTCTGGTGTATCAATACCACGTATTCTTATTGAAAGACCTTTACCAAAAACATCTGGCACATCTGGTATATCAAACTTACAAGTGTCACCATCATAGCAACTTTTGAATATAGGAAATTCTAAATCTTCTGCATATGAAATATTAGTAATTATTAATAAACAAAATACTAAAAATAAACTCAAAAGATGTTTCATTGTTTTTCACTTTTTTTAAATTTTTCGTTTTCGGGGGGTTTTATGATAGTAAATTCATTAGAATTTCTGGCGCCTAATATCATACCTTTAGCATTAGCTTTTATAAGTTTTGTTCTCTCATTGGGACTCATTTGTCTACAAAACTGCATTGCTGCTTCTAAAGCATCATTTTTAGATTTAAACAAATATCCTTCATAAAGTTCATCCTCACTTTCATAAAATAATACTCGCCAACTATTATATTCGTTTAACTTATTTTCACTCATAACTCTTATTACCTACATTAGTTTTTATTGGCATATAATTTCACTTTCGCTTTGATTTTTCTTTATCAAACTCTTTTATACTATTTAAAATTTTATAAACTTTCTTATAGTATCTATCTTTTTCTTTTTCAGGATCTGTAGCTACATCCAGAGCATATAACAACTCACCAAGAACTCTTCTGAAAGTCATAATTTTATCCTCATATCCTTCACCACCAAAGTAACGAATTTCAATACGTTCTGAACCTGCTCTGCGAATAGTTCTATTACTGAATTTGTAGTGAGAGTAATTGATATTGGTATACTTATCAAAAAGCTGTAATGTGCTTACTAATACTGCTATACCTGTTTTCATATTGTTCTTTTTTACTTTTTCATCTAACCATTTTCCTAAAGATTCTGGTGACAAATTTACTGTTTTTGCAGTACGAAAATAATTATCTTTTATTTCTTTTAAAGTACCATCTATAAATTCAGCATCTTTTCTATCTCCAAATAATTTTTTATTATTCACTTGAGATTCATGAGAGAAGAGTAAAAATTTTAATGCATCAAACTTTTTCATTCTTTCTGGTGTAAATGATATGTTGATGTGTAATCCACATTGCACATCCCTTACATTGTAATCTGGGTCTGATTCTTCAAATTCATCTGCAGATGCCATTGATTTTGTATTACCAACATTTCTAATGTAGTTGAACATTTTATCAGTTACTTCTAATGCCTCTTGCGGTCTCATCACAGGACTTACCATCTCTATACCACCGAGTGCTGGTGAAATTGATTGGTCAATTACAATTGCCCATCTATTTGCTTTTGCAGTAGCACCATGCTTACTAGATATCAATGGATTCTTGATGAATGGTGGTAAATTTCTTTCTTGCTTATAGAATTTTCTTACGTCTGCAAATGGAACATTCTCATCTGTTTGTGCGTTCAGCAAATCCATAAATTTTTCCAACTTTCTTAGTTGTCTTTTCACTCTGTCAAATACATCTTGTTTATAATTTTGAGGATAATACAACTCTTTAAATCTAGAGCCTGCTTGAGCTACAATGTAGTAGATGTAGTCCGCAACAGTTTTCTCATTTAATCCTTGTCTTTTGAAATATCCTAATAATATCTTACGTTCTCTTGTCTGAAAATCATTTAAAATATCATCATCTGTTATGATTTTATTTCTTTTGTTCTTTTCAACATTACGATTATTATTCAATATGTTTCTATTTTTTTTCTTTGCACCAGTGAGTAAATCAGAAAGTGTACCAAGTAGTAATGTTTCTTCTGCGCTCGGACGATTGCTATCTTCTAAGAATCTTTCATTGTAAAATTCAAATTCAAGACCAACTTTGAAATCATTGTTGCTGAAGACTTGATCTATTTGATTTTTTTTAATACCTTCAGTTAAAAAACTTTTAAATGGTAGCATTTTAATTTAAAAATAATAATGGTGTTTCTGATTTAGTTTTACGTTCTTTTGCATATTGTTCTACTGCTTTTTCACCAAAAAGTAATTTAGTTATTTTTCCTTCTGAATTTTTCATTTCAACAAATGCAGAAATTATATCTACTTTTTTTTCTAAAAATTCTTTAGTAAATAAACTTGCTGAAAATGGATCACATTCAAAAAGATTAAAAAACAATCCTAATGTATTTGTATTATAAACTTCAAGCATTAATGGAGCATGGTTATAAAGCATTATTCTTGCTATAACTTCATCATTATGTATATTAAAATCTTCATGTTCAAATAATTTGTCTATGCCTGCTACTGTATACTTTCTAGATTTGCAAAAATCTAAAACATCATTTACTATGTCTTCATATTCTTGCATTTACTTTCTCGTTTTGGGGGAATATTAAAATTCCCCTACCTTGTGTATTTAGATTAATTTACGGGGGTTGCTTCTATAGAATATCGCTGACCAGCAACTACAATATTATTAAAAGGTTCTCTTTGTACTTTGTGACCATTGTATAATATCCTTTCTTTTTTCTCTTTATCATATTGATTTTTAGCTATAATATAATCTCTAATAAAATCATTTCGGACAATATCTTTTTCTTGAAACACCACGATTTTAAAACCTTTTGTTTTTTTAGCTATTTCAAAAAAATCTTTAATCCCACTTTCTTCCATATCTAAATCCATTTGTCCAAAATCTCCTGCCAAAATTAAAGCCGAATCCTTTCCTATGCGAGTGACTACGTTATGAATTTCGTTATAAGCTAAATTTTGAATTTCATCAACAAAGATAATTGTATTATCTATAGTTGTTCCTCTTAAAAAAGAAGTAGAACAGAACTCCACTACTCCCTTCTTTTCAAGAATTTCCCAAGCGTCATCTCTTTTAAAAAGTTCTTGCACAATAGATTGATATGGTCTTTTATAAACAGAAATTTTTTCTTCTTCAGTTCCTGGTAAAAAACCAATGTCTCTAGAAGGCACACAAGACCTACATATGAGAACTTTTTTGTATGGAGAATGTGGGTCAAACACTGCTTCTAACCCAAGAAAAATAGATAAAAAAGATTTACCTGTACCCGCCGTTCCCATTGAAATTACATGATGACCATCATAAAAAGAATTGAATAATAAATTTTGAGCATTAGTCATCGGCTCAATTTCTCTTAATTGCAATCCGCGGTTTTGGTTAGAAGTTTGTGTCTTTTTTCTTGACATAAGTAACTCCGTATTGTTTTAACAAGAATTACTCAGGTTTGCTATCACTCACTCAGAATATAAAACCCGAGTGAGCTATTTAATATCTCTCTATTAGAAACCTCCTTTAATTAATCCACATTAATTGTATTTCCAGGAATGTTTCTTTTCATTTCTCTTAACTTATCCCGAAAGCCTTCATCTGGTTTTTTACCAGTTAAAGAAAAATTATCGTAACCGATAGTTGGTGATGAAACTTTTAATTTAAGAGAACAGTTATTTTTTGAACATTCTTCATTAATAGGTTCATGTCTTTTTGAAATTGACATAAAAATTTCAAAATCATTTTCGCAGGTATCACAGTGATAATCATAGCTTGGCATAAGATACTCCATTTTAAATTTTATAAATATAACATAACCAATACATTTATTTATCAAAAAATCTTTTTAGTATTATGAAATCATTTACAACTATTTTAACAGAAGCTAGAAGAAATCCAGAATTGAATGTAAAACAATTTCCTGTTGAGGCATTGTTAAAATATGAGAAGGACCCAGATATTTTTATTTCATTCATATCTAATGCAAAAGAATTTACAGAAACAGGTAAAAGCGGTGAACTATCAGCACAAGTAGGATTGAACACCAAATCAAAATTCAACACTCCGAATGGTGTATACACATATCCTCTAGAAGAAGTTTATTTAATGTATAGTGGTGGTAAAGAATATAAAAGATTTAATGTTCCTTTTGTAAAAGAAAAACCTAAAATAGCTATTCTTAAAAGAAAGGGTAATAAAAATATTAATGATGTTGGTAGAGATTATAAGCAAGCTATGCTAGAAAAGGATGTGAGAAAAATAATTGAGTATGCCTCTAAAAAATTGATGGATGTATTGAATATTAAAAATGAAAAGCTAATGTATTATATGATGTTGTCTGTTATTGAGCATTCAATGAAAGGTGCAAAGGCTGAAAATCGTGGTGCTGAATTTTGGAACATAACTAGAACAGTTTCTGGATTAATTGCACAAGCAAGGAAAGTAAAACAACTTACAGCAACTTCAAAAGAATATGACAAGGATAACACATACAATATGGTTTATACTTTAAAGGATGCTGAAGGTCCAACTAGCTTTAATGCAGAAGTAGACTTAACAGAAAAAGATAAAATAAAAGATTTTTTACCAGATAAAGTTGAATCAGTTCCAGCAGAAATGAAAACTGACCCGTATAAATTTATTAAAAAAGAATCTAGAGATTTTAAATTTGATTTGGTAATAATGAAAGACCCATCACCAAATGAAAAGAAAGGTGCAAAACCAGCGGCTAACGCATGGGCTAATTTGTTGATTAATATTGGATATGATTCTATTAGTGATAGAAGTGGTTATGGAATTATTCATGAGGCAGAGCCTGTACAAGCAGTATTTTTATCCAGAGCAGGTTATAAAGTATTGGATATCATTGATAATAAAACATATGAGGATAAAACACCACATGCAATTGAATATAAGAAACTAGATTCTAAAGAAAAAAAGATTAACTATATTTTAAAAGATATTATTAGGAACAAATACGATCCAATGAAAGAAACTAGGCCTTTGTATGCAAAAGGAAATGTAGCAATGCATACAAGAATGACTACTTTCTATAAAGCATGTAAGGATTACAATGTTAAATTAGACAAAGATGTTCTAGAAGAAGTAATCAAGAAGGAACCAGATGCTGCCGTTGGAATGCATCATTATACTGATGATGCTAAATTTCTAAACTATTTTTATAAGTGGGCATTCATAAAAGAGCCGATGCATGTGCGTGTATTAATGGAACTTGAAAACTCTAAACTAGATGTTGATTCATTTATATTCGCATTAAAGGAAGCTAAAGAAAAGAATACAAGTGTCCGTGACTTAGGTAGATGGGTAAATAGATGGTATGAACTTAAAAAAGAAGTTCCATTGAAACTACAATTAGCTGCAGTTGATATTTGGCCTGGTATGGCAAAATATTTTGGAGATTCTAAAGAATTGGAAGTATTTGAAAAGATATTGAAGAGTGATGAGCCGAGTGGAATCAAAGGATTCTTTATGCATAATTCTACTAAATCAATAACCGATTTTAGTAAAGAACCTAAATTTGAAACAAAAGTTATAGATATAATAGTGAATGATTATTTCAAAGATTTAGGTCCTGGATTCTTTAAAGACTTGGAAAAAGAAACAGAAGAAGTACGAAAGAATAAACTAGATGAACAATTAAACTACATAGCATTTACTATTTTCAGAAGAAAACTTACACCGAAAGGTGCAATACATTTAAATAACCGTGTATACAATTTTACATGAAAAACTTTAAACAATTCTTTTTAAATTTGCAAGAGGCACTCACTAAAATTTTAGTTGTCTTTGATATTGACGATACGTTGGTTCACACATCAACAAAAGTTAGAGTAATGAAAGATGGGAAAAAAATAAGGGAACTGAACAGTCATGAGTTCACCAACTATAAACTCAAGGACGGTGAAGAATTTGATTTTGAGAACTTTCGCAATGCAAAAGAATTTTTTGATAATGCAAAACCGATCATTCCTATGATGAAACAATTGAAGAGAGATATCAATCGTGGGAATAAAGTTGTAATGGTTACTGCCAGAGCGGACTTTGATGATAAAGAATTATTTTTAGATACCTTTCGTAAGTACGGAATTGATATGAAAAAAGTTCATGTATACCGTGCCGGTAACATGAAGGGTGGAACTATTGAGGAAAACAAGAAAAAAATCATTCTTTCTCTGATGAACAAGGATACTTACGATAAGGTCATTATGTACGATGATTCAAAAGCAAATCTAAATTCTTTTGTTTCTTTGAAAAAAGATTATCCTAATGCTAAGTTTTATGGTTGGTATGTAAACCCTACTGGCGAAGCATCTGAAGCTCTGAGAGAACAATTTTATGACATTGCTGAAAAATGGACTAAGAAATACAAAAAGTCCATTGACTGTAATAACCCCAAGGGGTTTAGCCAACGTGCACATTGCCAAGGAAAGAAAAAATTAAAATCAGCAAGAAAAATTAGGTGAGTTTTTAATCAAGATTACTTTTTTTATATTCTTTTATCACATTAAATAGTTTAAACAAATTAAAACATACAGTACCGAGTGAAAATGAGGTTGCTCCTAATTTATTATATTTTCTTATATCTTCTATGTTTTCAATACCTCCTCCCGCTATTATATCCGCATCTTTTTTAAAGTACTTTATGATCCTTATTAATCTTTCTATATGAACATAAAGGCCTTTTCCACTCATACCGCCTTTTTCTGTTGGTAATGTATTACAACAATGAAAACTATCAAATCCTTGATTAATTAAACTTACAATAGTTTCTTTTGTTGTTAAAGGTGATAGTTTAGCAATTACCTTTCTATCTCCATTTAAAAACTTATCAATGCCTTGATTATAATCATCAAAATGTTCTATATTAGGACAACTTAAATTTAATTCAATATCTGTATTAAAAGGTATAATATTGTTTAAGATTTCCCAATCTCCGGATTTGATAGCGGCTACAGATAATATATCTCCTGTTGACTCATTATATCTTCTCAACCCATATTCTATGCCAGGATTTCTTAATCCTATTGCATTATACCATACACCATCATGGTATCTTAGCGTAGTGGCTATCTGCTTTAATAATCCAGTTCTTTTTTCTACAGTAAAAGAACCTACCACACTTCTAATATTTGCTGTTTTAATATAATTTCCAAAAGGTGCTGCAATATAAAGAGTCATTTTAAATAAGTTCCCATTGGGGATAAACTTTTTCTATAACTTTCTTTTTAATACCGGGATAAGAAATTAAATTTTTATCCTTAACTTCACATAAAAGTTTTGCTTCATTGATATCCAAATTTTCTAATAAATCTATGAATAATTGCTCACGTTTGACTTGAGGAATATGCATTGTATTTTCATTTATAAACAATTCAATTGACTTTCTGTTAGCATATAAAAGAGTAGCATTAAATAAATCTGCTTCTCCCGTTTTTATATAAGGTGGTTCACCATCGGGCAAATTAATTTTTAAATTTTTACTAAATGCTAATTCCAATAGTAAATCAACCATACTATTGCGATTATTTTTTAAAACTTTAACTTTTTCTAGATGTGTTTTAGCATCTGATATTTCTTTAAAGATAATAGGAATTGGTTTCAAAGACATAATTGTTACCTCATAAATCTAAATAATTTTGAATAACACAGAATTTATCAGTAGTGCGATATTCATTGTTTTTAATTTCTATAGGTTCATACCTACGAACCCGAATGTGCTTTTTTAAATTCTTTGCGTCTTTTTCAGTTTTTGCTTTTGCCAAATAAATTGCAGCACTTTCTTGATATCTACCATATACAATAATCTTTTCAGCAGAATCCACATTTGTAAGAAAAGAAGATCTCGCATCAAATCCAGATTTAGACTCCAATCTCAGAATAGTTCGTTTCGCATCAGACACTACATACGCAACTCGCTTGCCTAATAGATGCTTTATTTCTACTGTAGAAAGACCGTAAACTTCATTTTTAAACTTTATATTTTTAATAATTTCAGAAATAGGTTTAAGTTTAATAGCCCGTGTTTTCTTATTTTCTGAAGTTACAATATTTTTAACAGATAGTAACTCTTCTTTTACTTGCTTTAGATTTTTAAAAATTATGTTTAATTGTCTTTTAGTAAGAAAAGAATAACCTTCTTGAAGATCTTCATCGTTTGGAATATTTCGCAAATCTCTTAGATGATCTTGTTCTAAATTTTCAGCTAAAACTTGTGTATTTGATTTACTTAAACCATACATTAAAATAGTAGATTCGGCACTTATAGTGTGTTTACCCTTTGTGTCGTATAATTTATCTATCAGTGTTTCTAAAAAAGAATATGCATCATTTTCTTTATTTTTATTTTTCCTTTCTGCAGAAATTGTTGGTAGAAGTGTGGGCTTTTCAACCTTTCTCTTTTGTAGTTTAATACTCTCAATATAATGATTGAGTTTATCAACATACTCAACAGGAACTTTATTGCCATTTGTAATAATTCTAGCCAACCATCCATATGCCAATGGAATATATGATTGACTATTAATTATTGCTTGCTTCTTTGTTGATTTGACAAATTCACATAAAAAATTTCTAGCATCTTTTTCTGTATAATTAATACGATAATAATTATAATATCTGGCTATATCAAATTCAGAAAGTTGTTCAACAGAATGGGGTTCCATTGAAATGATAGAGTGTTTTCGCCTTTTTTTCATAATAAACCTTTTTTTTAATCAAGAGGAGTTAATGAGGCTTTCCAATTATCAACTACACAATTTTTTGCTAAAATCATAAAATTAGTTTTTGTTTCAAAAATCCCTTCACCTACAATGTTATCAACTAGAAAAGGTTTTTCATCAAAAACACAAAAATCACCATTCTCATCAACAGCATGATATTTTGCCCATTCTGGCATATCAAAATCTAACTCAACTTTCTTTTTCATCTTCAGACTCCATATAATAATATTCTTTTGTATTCAATAATATATTAACTTCATTTGTATTTCCATTTACATAAGTTAATTTAAGATATTGCCTATCCAACAATTCTTGAGAGATTGTTCTGGTCATATGGTGAACTCCCTCTTTGGTAATGTATGACTGCACAAAAGACCATGTGCTATCTTCTCTCCACATAGAAAATAATATATATAATCCACCAACACCACCATTTTTATTATTTTCTTCACAGTTCGCAACTTCAAAAACTAATTCTTTAAGTTTCTCTACTTTCATAAAAACATCTCTTTCATATTATAAAAATCTTTTAATCAATATTTAAATTTATCATATGGATGGTCACGCAAATCTCTCATACGAAATCCGTATAAAACTTTTGGTGTCTGATTTAGATTATTAGCTTTAAATATTAATAAAAAGTGTTTTTGTGCAAATTTAGTTATCCATTCTTTGTCTCTCATTATATATTTTGATGCTGCCAATTGTTCTGGATATGTAGAATATGTACCGCCAGCAGATACTGTAATTAAATCCTTATTAATGTTAAAAGCATCATATCCTAATTGTGCATCATACAATAGTTGATCATTTAAAAAGGTATAACCATCAGTACCAACCTGATTTACGGTGTCACCATTGGAATCAGTATATGTTCTTCTTGAAAAAACTATTTCTTCGTTTGAAAAAACTTGTAATTTTTCTCTTGCAGAATATTTTTCATAAACATACTTGTCTAGACCAGTAGAAGTTATTTCTCCTAACACAAAAGAAAGTTGAAATATGTATTGCGATGTGTGGTCAAACAAATACATTCTCATTCTATCTTTAATAAAATATGTATTTTGCTCTTTAGCAAAAACAGTTGGAAATGTTAAACGACTCATTTTTTCTCTTTAAAATTTATTAAAATATTTTCTGGTTTGTTAAGTTGATTAACCCAAATGCTTTTTCTTGGGTTAATGTTCATATTTCCAGTTCGTTCAGCATTCAATAAACTACAGTTAGTATAATGTTTTTTAAACAATGGAACATCACCTTCATTTTTTCTTGTTAATTCAAATTGAAATTCAGCTTGCTGATTTTCTTCACGATAACTATCCATAATACAAGAACATACATATCCAGCATTTTCCGCAGCTATATTTCTTGGTACACCTTCGCTGGATAATTTCATCATAATCATATTAATACAGAATGACATGAATTGACCAATCATTACCGTAGGATAATCTACATTTGGTTGTACTCCTTTTGGAACTACCTGTTGTTGAGGAGGAGGAAGTTCTTTACCAAATAAAAGAGGGTCTGCTTGAACGGGCACTGTGCTGGCAATTATGAACGCACCACAAGCAAGTGCCGCTAGAAATTTTTTCATTTATTTTCTCTGAATAAGTTTTATATTTCTTTATATTTATCATATTATTACCAATAAATTATGCGGCTTCTGGAATAACTGTATTTGCGGACTTCTCAACATAGAACAATCGCTGAGAAAGTCCGAGTTCCAAGTTTCTTTTTGCTCGGGTAACTGCAACATAGAAGAGGTTTTTCTCCATCACAGGAGCATCTTTGAATTCAATGGCAACTCTTGTTCTTCTGCCCATTGCATCAACATCAGACTTGTAGAATACCATTTCTGCATCATCAGCAATGCGCACACTATTCCACTCTTTACCTTTTGATTTGTGCATAGTGGTGATGACTACAGCATCAGCAGGAACTTTGCGCTGAGAATCTTTGATTTGCTGAATGATGTTTAATGCATTGTCAAAACCTCCCATCTTGTCAATTACACGCAAGGAAGTTTTCCACTCTCTATTTAGCAAATCCTCTTCCAACTCTTTGTTGAATTCTTCAATTGAGCGCAATCCTTTGAGGTCAGGATGTCGTACATCGTATGTTCTGCCATCTGAAAGAGAAACCAAATCCTCAATCATGCGGAATCCTTCGTTGTCAACTCCACCTTCAAGAGAAAATGAAACACCTTGATCCAACATTGAGATTGCTTCTGTCAAACAACCCATATTGGTGCGGCACAGTACAGCGGAAGTATTCTCTTCTTCCACACCTTCAAAACCTTTGATGCGCAGGTCTGTCATATGCTGCAGCAATTCATTTGCCTTGTCTGCAATCTCTGGCAAGAAGCGGAATGATTGTGTCAGAGTGTATGTAGCTTCTGAAGGCATTTCTTTCAGGTAGTCTGCTGCACCACGGAACTGGTAAATTGCTTGGTTGTTGTCACCTACAGCAATCACACGGGCAGTTACACGGGAGATAATATCCGAGAATACTGGATTTACATCTTGTGATTCATCAGAAAGAACAACGTCTTCTGTAACAGGGATTTCATTGTAGTGCATTTGAACCAACTTGACGTATACATCATGCAGCATAACGTCACTGTTGAAGTCAAAAGAAGAGAACAGACGTTGTGCAATTTGTACTGCACGTTTTTTGCGCTTATCGGTTTCTTGAAGAATTTTATCTTCAGTCATGTTGGTGTAGCGGCGGATGTTGTTGTAGATTTTTTCTTCAACATCCTTGGGTACATGCTTCATAGCAATTGTGGTATCACGGGAAACCATGAAACGTGTCATGACTTGAAATGCATGGTATGCAAGGAACTTGTCATTGCCAGTCAAGTTGAGGCGGGCGATGATATCCTTGACGGACATGTAGCCTTTGATGTTGTTGCAGTTAAGACCTGCACCTCTTGCAAGCTCAAGAGCAAAACCATTTTGAGTCTTGACTTTGAGGTTGCTCATGCCTTTGGCACGGGCTTTGCGCTCAACTTCTTCCTTAACGTCACGATTGAAAGCAATGTAGAGGAAAGTTTGGGTTGGATTCTGCTGTACCAATTCCAAGAGTGTGGAGGTCTTACCTGTTCCTGCAAGAGCAAGAACTTTGATGTTGCCTTCTACAGTGTTGAAGCCATTTAGGATTGCTTGTTGTTCTGCTGTAGGGGTCATGATGCCTCTTGTCTAGTGTGGAGAGTTGTCTCACTCAATAGAAATAGTATAGCAGACTGAGGGAAAATGTCAAGGGATATTCCTGGATTTACCAGGAATATCCGAGATTAGTTTAGAAGATTAGGTAGAAGGTTCTTGACTTTCTCATGCCTTTCAAGCACATCTTCATAAGTCAACCAACCAGCAACATAATCACCTTCATCTGTGATGCCTTCTACTTCTCTACCTACTCTTTTGTAGAATACGGCAATCTCATACAGACCTGCTTTTCCGCCATATGACATGTTATGTCGGATAGTAGAAATAGAATATCCGTTATCAAAGTCTTTCCAGCATCTAATCGCTGAACCGTCTTCTAATTCAAAACCACTGATAACTTCTAGTTGTCGACCGAATGGATGTTCTTCAGACATATGAATCTCCTAAAGAGTTGTGGCGACCTGTACCGGACTTGAACCGGTGACCTCTTGCGTGACAGGCAAGCGTTCTAACCAACTGAACTAACAGGCCAAAGTATAGCAGATTGTGGGGAAATGTCAAGGGATTTTTTTGAAAAATGGGGAGAAAAATCTCCCCAACATATTTATTTAATCAAGCCAACTATCATCATCATCTTCTTCTTCGTTATTATTGATAGAAATAGTATTTAATAAATCATATGATGATATTCCATTTAACTTTAAGGGATTTTTTTGAAACCATTTTGGATTAGACCCAGTAGTTCCAACCGAAGCTGAATTAAGAAGAATAAGTTCTTTAGTATTATGATACTCTTTTAAACTTGGTACAGCACCATATATAGAAACCACATCAACTAATGGAGTTACCTTATTAAAATAACATTCTGAAATTTGATTTAGAGTACCATAAAAAGTTCTAACAAACCTAGTAATTTCTCTATTATAAGCAATTGCAGGATTTTCATTATCTGTTATTTGTTTAACATATATAATAATTCTAATGTCGCAGTTAGGATTTAATCTAGCATGATTTGCTGCTGCAGCAACGGCACGTCTTGCTTGAGTTGTATCAATTTCTAAATAACAAGTACCCCTGCTATGTGTTGCTCCATCTGGAAAAGAATCAACATAAGAATTCTTATTATCCATAGGGTTGTCAAGGTCTTCTGGTGGTCTTTGACTATTTGGAATTCTAGTATTAGTTCTTTTATCTACACCCAACCAAGTCTGCACATCTTTAACATCAATCCAAACTATTCGTTTAGTATTTTGTCCATATGTATCTCTGGCGGCATTTGCTAAATTGTTTATTTTTTTAGAACTTTTAACATGTAATGGATTATAAAAATCATTAATAAACTCTATTATACTAGTCAAATCAGGTTGTTTATCTTCTTCTTTTTTAGTAGTCGAGTCTTCTTTTTTGATAAACCCACTTTCAATCCATGAATGAACATTTGAAATAATATCCTTATCAGTAACTTTACCAGCAATTTCCCTTCCTAAATTTGATTGTGTTTGTAGTCTACCACATCCTAATTCAACTGTTTTTTCTGATGCCCCTTCAATTTTCTCATAGATATCTACTATAATATTACTAATATCATAATTTTCCAAAATTTTAAATCTAGTTCTTCCATCAACTAGTTGATATTTTTTTTCCTTTTTATCAAAATAAACTGCAGGTGGTATATGTGATAATTCATAACCATCTTCACTTAAACTTTTCTTAATATCATTAAATTTATTATTGATTCCACCTGCCCAAACTAAATTGTTTGTGAAATGACCTGGTTTCTCAACAACAATATCTTCTTTATTTAAAATAGCACAATGTTCAGAAAGTCGCAATCCGCTCTTTTGAAGATATGTTTCATCATATCTATGAGGAAATCTCTTTTCTTTCTTTTCTAGATATTCTTTGAGAATATTTTGTTCTGTTGCGGTGAAAGCTTCTGTTGTGTGTAGATTTACACTGGGGGTATTGATAGTTTGCATAATACTTATCCTATGGTTAGTTATAGAATTGTTGCTGCTAATCAGCAACCCTGTTGTTTAGACAGGTGACAAAACAGAAAAAACGTTTCAGTCTTTATAGTTTTTTTCTGATCATATATAGGTATTTTTTACTAAAAACACCTAAAAAAACTGGTGCGCCTGATAGGAATTGAACCTATAACCTACGGATTAGAAGTCCGTTGCTCTATCCAGTTGAGCTACAGTTTCTAGATTATTAACGAATTCACGCATCATTCTAATTTGCTGGTCTTGATAAAACTTAATGGTTTCTAAATGATAAGATGTCATAATTACCTTATAAAAAATATTCTTTAATATGCTGGGCTAAAGTCATTGCAACTGTACCTAATAGAAAAACATTTAAAACAACTAAACTTCTGTCATTCCATTGTGCTGCAACAATAGCCCATAAAAATAAACCAATCAAACTAAAAATATAGTTCATTGGAAGTAATGCTAAATTAGTAAGTAATGTACCAACAATGAGAAACGCATTACCAATCCATTTTGCCCAATAGGTCCAATCATCAACAGGAGTTACAATTTTTGTGATTTGCGGTTCATTCTCAACAATTTCATCTACTACGGAACTATCATATGAAATTGCAGTTACTTCTTTTTTTTCAAGAAAAGGTTCATTGAACTTTAAATCTTCATTATTTGTATTATTTTCCATTAATTACATAATAAATATATTTTTTTTAAATGTGGTACGGGGTGGAAGAATTGAACTTCATTGGCACCGCCACTCTGTTTTGCCGCATGTATATAAGACATGTGAATGGAACACCCCGCATATCTCTTTAGCTTACCATATCAGCAAATTCATCAAACCTTTTTCCGAATTTATCTTTATAATAATTCAACATATTTTGTTCTTTTCTTGCAATAACTTCAGCAGATTCCTTTTTTTCAGTTGCTTTCTTTTTCATCACTTCAATTTGCGAAAGCATTTTACGTACAACTTTCTTTTGTTTAGCATTAGCCATAATTACTCCATAAGGTTTGGCTCCTGATGCTGGACTCGAACCAGCGACCCAATGATTAACAGTCATTTGCTCTACCAACTGAGCTAATCAGGAGTATTTTAAAATAAAGATTTTAAATCAAACTCTTTAGTATTATCATATACTAAAGAAATACATTGTTGTGAACCTCGCATGTATGATTTGAGTTTACCACTATAAAAATCTACTCTATCTTGATTTTTTAATAATTGCTTTTTATTAAAAGTAGTTGCATAATAATTTTTAGATTTACTAATAATCCAATCATCTTTTTGTAAACTTAATCCAGCTATAAAAAATGATGGGACATTATTTTCATTCAATTTCCATGAAACAAAAATGAAATATCCACCTCGCTTAGAGTATTCTCCACCTCTCCAAGAATCACCAGATGTTGTTTTAATCTCAACAGGCTCACCATTCAAACGAATATCTGGCTCACTATCAACTTTTGGAGCAATCGCACCTTCAATCATTTCTTCCATCACTGTCTCAAGCAAACCAGAAATATCTTCAGATTTCTGCTTATCAGATTTTCTTAACTTCTTTTTGTCGTAAAAATCAAATAATTCCTTTACCTCATCTGTCAGTCTATCTATGATTTGCTTTGTAATCATGGTAGCTTTTTAACTAAAATTTTTCTTAGCGGTGAATATTCATCTATCATATCAAAACTATCTGAAAAGTCAAGGATTTTTTTATACAAGCTCAAAATGTGGAGCATCTATAAAAGGTCTTCTTCCTTCTGCTCTACGAATGTCTATATACGCATTCATAGCTTCCTCTGCTGTTCCTTCCCAATTTCGCAAATCACTGACAGTCCATGCAGCACCCCAGCGAATCGGAGTTCCGAGTTCTTCTGCAGCGGCTTTCACAGCATCTGCAATTTCATCATATACATTTAATTCCCAACATCCTCTTCCGCCAACATATGCCATTAAGTCTACAGCATTGCCAGTGAGATGTTTTGATTTCATTGTTTGTGATGCACCTTTTTCTACAAGTGCCTTCTGTTGTTCTTCTGTTCGTAAACCTTCAATAACTCCGAAGTCTACTGTTGTTAACTCAATTGCTCTTTTAACAACATCTACTAATTCAGGTTTTACACCTTCTAGTTTGTCTAATGACCGCTGTGATAGTTTAAACATTTATTATTCTCCTATAAATTATGAACAATACCTTCGTACATTTTCATGTATATTCTCATAATTAGTTTTACATAATCTTACGAAATTATCATGATGAAATTTAGAATACTCATTTTCAACATTCCAACTGCCGTAAAATAGTATCAACCACATTGCATAAAAAATAACAAAAAATGTAAAAGTTCTTCTATAGTAATGCAAATTTTTCATATAAATTATTTGGTGTAGTATATAAAAATACTTTACCTGGAAGTGTATTGTTTTTCCAAGCAATATCCCCTACACATTTCATACCATTCCTTTCATAAAAATTAATAGCTTTAGTGTTACTGCTTCTTACAGTTAAAAACAATTTATCATCTAATTCATTTAAAAACTTTTTAAATATTTGTGTTGCTCTTCCATCTCTATATTTTGTTACTATTTGATGTAGTATAAAATTACCTTTTAAAGCATGTATGTTGCCTAATCGTGTTTTTTTCAAATACTTATTATATATTATAATAACATCATTTTCATATATAACATTACCTTTTTCAAGGTTTCTATCTATGTAGTCTTTTCTGATGTGGGGAAATATATCACGATAAAGATAAAATATTTTAATTATATCAGATGCATCATTTAGAGATGCTCGGTTCAAAGAGTCCATGGCCTTTTGCGTGTATATGAGAAAACGGAGTTTCACGATTTAACATATAATATTCATATCTTGTCATTCCGAATTCATTGATTGCGTGTAAAACATGTTCATAGTCAAATGATTTACATGAATATAAATCAAATTGTAAATAACATGGTGGTTTCTCATCCCATATGTGTAATGTTGTTGAACTTGTTGTAAGTGCGGCAATTGCCGTAATTCCACGATTATTTTCTTTGTCACAATAAACCGCTTTAGGTTCTATTAAAGTAACCATACCAACACTTTTAATTAAACGTGACATCCAATCTTCAACAAAAGATATATCTTGTAGTTTAGGAGTACCTGCTACTTCTGCTCTAACTATAAAGTGTTTATGTTCTAATTTCATTACACACCAGTTGAACCAAAGCCACCTTTACGATTGCGTTCTTCCGGTGGCACTACGGATTCATTGATGAGTGTTGGTATATTTTTAACTAGTTCACCTTGACAAATTCTCATTCCATCTGTCACTTCAAAAGGAACTAATGATGTATTTTCAATTAAAACAAATGTTTCTTGTACATAATCAGAATCAATAACGGCTTCCTGATTAACTAAAACAATACCATTTTTTAAAGCTAAACCAGATCTTGCATGTAGGCGTACACTGTATCCTTGGGGAATATCAAAAATGATTCCAGTTGGAATCATAGCACGATGACCATTATAAATTGTTATGCAATCAGAACGTACAAGTACTTTAGCATAGTCTTGAAAGTTACTGCTATATACTTTAACTGTTGACTCATCTGGTAAAGAAGCATACACATCAAAACATGCTGAACCATCTGTAGCAAAAGTAGGTAACATGGCATGTTCATATATTCTATAAACACCTAACTTAACAGGTTCATTATTATCATTCACTACTCTCCAGTTTTCCATAGTTAACCTTTATTCAATTTTAATGGACTATTTTTATCATATAGACAATGATTAGAAAGTATTTCTACTTTTTGTTCTTTTGATAATTTTTCATTTTTAATGACTTCTACAAATTCATTTATAAATTTTTTTCTATTAAAAGATTTAGTATGAATATTTTCTTTATCTTTTAGGTGTTTAAAACCTACCACCTTTTCCATAATTAACCTTTATTCAATTTTAATGGACTATTTTTATCATATAGACAATGATTATATAATAATTTATCTATTTGTTCTTCACTCAAACCTTTATTATCCATTAAATTCATAAATTCTTTTATGAATTTTTTTGTGTTGAAAGAACTAACAATTAATTTAATGTTAGTTCTTTTTTTGAATGCTGTCATTTTTTTCATAATAAATCACTAGTAAATGGTATTAATTTTTAGAACCAACTTGGTACTTAGCTACCAATTCCCATTGAATCTTTTCTTTATGTGGAATTATTTTTATTTGAGAAATTGGAACCAAAGGTTCTTCTACTTGATTTAAATCTTTAATTTCAACTAAATTCCAATCATGAAGTAATTTAGCAATTGTGTTTCTTCTAGCTAAATCTGATTCAGTAAAGTTACTTTCTTTACCATCTAATTTAAAAAGTTCTTTAAAAGATAAAATTACATATCTTCCACGTTTATGTAGTATATGGCAAGATTGGTATAATTTTTTTTCTTTTTTAGAAGCTATTCCAATTCTAGTTAATGTTTCTCTAACTTTTAAAAAATCATCTTGACTTTTTAAATCTACTTCCACTCCAACGCCACGAAATATATCTTCGTTCATAGTATCTTCGGATAACATAAAATCTCCTTAATAATTTATTTTAACATATAATTCTCATCAAATATATTTATATTTTTTTATTTTTCTGTAACACCATAAGTTAGTGATTTTTCTATGTCTTTTAATTCACTATCGGATAGTATATCCAGAAACTCCGCAGCTTTTTTAAGAGAAACATTATAAAACTTGCTAACAAGTTCTATTTTATCTTGGTCACGTTTCATCCACTCAGCGAATCTTTTTCTTTTACTAATACTATAATAGTAAAAGTCATACTCCATTTTATCACTAAGTGCAGGATAAAGATTCATCTCTTTTACAAAAAAAATACAATCTTGATAACTGGCAATAGCCTTGTTAACTATATATGATGAGTAATTTTCTAAATTATCTCCGAGATATTGTTCTTTAGTATTAATTGATTTTACATACTCAAACAAATTTATTTTCTTGGGCGGTTCTAATTCATATTCAACTTCTTCATGGTTCTCTAAACCAAAAACATTTGTTGACATATTACCTCACTTAAATTGTATAGGTAATGTCATTAGTTCAACCATACAAGCTAATGTATGTATTTCTTTATCTACAGCAAATGTAGATTCAAATCCATACTTAGAAAGTATTAATATAATATCGGGAATACATTCTGGTTTAGCATTTTTTAGAAGTTCTTCGTAGAGAGAACGATAAAGTTCTTGCTCAGTACCATGCCAATTTTCAAGTATGAATTTTCTTATTAACTGAAATTTTTTATTTTCAATAGCCTCTAATAAGTTTTCAATACTTTCATTTTGAACATTTGATAAAATATTATTTGATAATTCTCCACTTGCACTATATCTTTGGAGTTCATTTATACATCTGCGAAAATCCGGAAAGAAATGCACAATTGCATGTTGAATTAATTTTTTATCGTAAGATACGTTTTCACTGTCAAGAATATGACACACTCTTAGATAAAACTCACCAGCAAGTTTGGGTTTTTCTTCTTTTGGAAATTTAAATTCAATTACTGCACATCTTGATTGAAGTGGTGCAATAATTCTTTGTGCTTGATTTGCAGTCATAACAAATGAACAGTTTGAAGAAAACTTTTCAAAAAAGTTTCTCAAAGCGTTTTGACTTAAATCAGGAAGATGGTCTGCCTCATCAAGAATTAACATTTTTCTTCTGCCATCAACAGACATAGCAGAACAGAAATCTGTCATTTTTGTACGAATAATATCAATACTTCTTTCTTCAGAAGCATTGATCATCATTACTTCTAGGTTTAATTGATGAGCTATAGCGAGAGCGGCACTAGTCTTACCAGTACCGCCTGATTGCGAATGAAATAAAAAATTAGGCAAACTACCTTGTTCAACAAAAGATATTAAAGTATTTTTAATATCTTCTGGTAAAATTAAATCATTAACACTTTTAGGGCGATACTTCTGTACCCATAAAAATTCATCACGTACAATCATAATAATACCATTATATAAATTTATGCATTTACACTCTATTAATTATTCATTCATTTTTTTGTATGGCATCTGCATACTCCAGGTTTAAAGACATTTGTTTATTTTTAGGTAGTTCAAAATATAACTCCATTTAAATATTTTTCAAATTCTTCTTTGTATTCTCAACGGCAGTCCGATGCCTTTCAATTTTTTGCTCATATTTTTTCAAAGTATCCTTGTCTTTAGTCTCTTTCATAAGAGTCACATAGTCTGCAATATTCTTTTCAAGTCGCTCAATTGCTCCTTTTCTACGAATTCCTTTTGCAAACCTATTATTACTTCTCATAACAACTCCATTATAACAAATTATTCTTTAGTTGTCAACACATTTTTTGACAGGTAAATGCCAGCACCAAAACCCAATCCAAGTCCGATAGCAAATAAAATCATTGAAGTCATGTTTCATTCTCTACTTGTTTTATGGTAGAAAATATTCCATCATACAAATAAAAAACATCCTCTGTTTTTGCACGTTCTTCAGCAATATTTCTTTTATGAAAAGCTTTTGCTACACGATTTAACATTACTTTTGGAATTTGATATTGCTTTGATAAATCACCTAAAGCATCTTTAATAAAATCTTTTTCTGAATCAATTCTTGTCATACAATCAGAAACTTCTTTTAACACTCTTTGAATTGCCTTAATATCTGCTTCTGCTGATGGTAATACAACAGATGTTAAACTATTAGGTTGATTGCTGCTCATACTATTAACTCCTTGATAATTTTAAATATTTAAATAATGCTCTAAATTTATAAACATAATCTTTGGTTTCTTTAGGTAATTTCAATTTCTCAATATTAGAAGTTTTATGTTTTACAATTTGACTTTTCAAAAAAGTTGGGCCTACATTATATGCCGCAAGAACTAATTCCCAACTATCAAATCTTTCTTTTAAAAATAATAAATATTTTGCTGCAGCAACTGTAGATTTTTTCCAGTTATATCTTTCATCTGTGAAAAAACCTTCTCTTAGTCCAATATGTCTGGCAGTAATATCATTGATTTGCCACATTCCTAATGCACCTTGAGAAGATTTAGCATAGGGGTTAAAACAACTTTCAATAACAGGAATAAAAATTAATTTATTTGGTAAATTATATTTCAAAAATATAGATTTTATAAAGTCAAAATATTGTTTTTTATTCGCCTTTAGTATGCAATATTTTACACTTCTTTCAAATCTTGAGTTATCATAAAACATGTTAGATGTTTTTTCATTTGCACTTATGGTAATAGAGGATATCATAAGTACACTCAAGCTTATAATCGTGTTTTTCATATTACATGATAATAGAGGATGCATCTGTTGTTGCAATATCAATACCTGAAGTTGCTTTAACATACATAGCTTCTACTTCTGATTTAGTCTTAACAATTGTAACAACGTGACTTGTTTTAATTGTTACCGATTCTGTTGAACCTGTGTTTATCCAAGGCATAACTCCAATACCCTGCTGTGTTTGTATTAACACAAAAGGTTGTTTTAGTTCTATAATGCCGGATTGGTTTAAAAAATTTTGACCTTCATCTATTTTAGCAATAATTTCTTCACCTGTAGAAAGTTTACAGGAACAAACATTATAAGACATATTAATCCTATTCAAAAGTTACGGGTTGTTGAAGTGCTACAAAAAATTTATAATCACGATTTTTTGATGTAAACTGTGCTCCGCCCTTTGCAGCAATTCTCACTTCATAATCATCACTCAACATTTTTAATTTAGAAACTTCAAATACAGCAGAAAATGATTGTCCGGATGTATTTGATTGTTCAATTTTTCTACGATGTCTTTCAGAAGAATTATTACTATTATTTGTAATGGTTTCAGAAACCATATAGATATCAGTTTCATCACCTTCAAAAACTAAATTAGTAAAACCATTAATAGCGGCAGATTTTTTACCATACTCTAATAATGACTCACTAATTGTAAATACAATATCTGGTTTTTCAATTACATACTTTTTATTTCTATCTAATTCTTCTACAAGTTTGGCATCACAAAAGCGAATGTCTTGGCTTGTTTTATCTGATTTAATTACCAGATATTGTTTATCTTCTGGAAATTCTAAAACTGTATCTCCTGTAGATGAAACTAAAGAGTACACAGAAATAAAATGATTTAAATCAAAGATACAAAACTCTTTTGGAAAATCCTCATCAAAGGAGGCAAATGCAAATAAATTTCCAGAATTGGCAACTGTACTTTGCATTGCTCCTTCATAGATATGAATTGATTCATTGATTGAAGCAAAGTTAGATAAGAACAATAGGTCTGATTTTGAAAGTTTCATCATAATTAATACTCCTCTTTTGAGATCACAATTTCAATTAAAATACCAGCCGAACCTTTAGAAATTTCGTAAGTACTCCAACGATTATCTTGGAGAAAACCATATTTCTTAAAACTAAAAACTGGAACACACTCATCTTCAAATACACAATCTAATGTGTTTGTCTCATAATCTATTCCAAGATTATACATACTTTCAATTAATTCTTGATTATTTTTAAACCGTCCTAATAATTCATGTGGTTGAATATATATCAACATTATACCATATAATTTTAAAAAAGTAAAGTTTTTTTAACCTTTAATATCAATTGTAGGAATTTCTTGTTGTCTTGTACTCACTTGTTCCATTGCAGCAAGTGCTTGTACAGAACCACGATATACGTAAGTTCCTACATGACTCAATTGCATCCAAGGACATGCCCAGATTTTAGTTCCTGCTTTACGTGACATTTGACAAAAGAAATAATCTTCAGAAAGAAGACGATTAGTTTCACCACCAGTTGTATCTGGTCTGTCGAAGTCTACATGAAAATATGCAGTAATATTTTTTGAACCATTAAAATCTTTTGAATGATTATGGTCTGGTCTATATTCATAATTAGGATATGCATTACGATATGTTTCTAGTGCAGTTTTACTAATCATCATAAAACCAGTTCCGATTTCTAAAACTTCTACAGGCTTAAAAATTTCAATTTCACCTCTATGTGCGGGATTAAAAACGAAATCCCCACCAAATTCTGATAATTTATTAGGATCATCTAAAAATCCGGGAACCTTTGCTGCCTTATCTACTCTCGGCCAAAGAATATGTTTTTTAGGATAAAGTCCACCAATGACTTGATGGTCTTCATCTGAAAGATGTAATAAATGTAATACATCTCTTGGATCAAAAACAATATCAGCATCAATAAACATCATATGAGTGAAATCGGAAATTTCAAAATAATGCGTGAGATAGTTTCTGGCTCTCTGAATCAAACTTTCATTCATAATAAATTTACACTGAAGTTTAATTCCGAAATAAGAACAAAGAGTGTTGAGGTCAATTAGGCGAGATGCTGTTTCAGCTACCATCATTCCACCATAACAAGGCATACAAACCATCAAACTTTTACCTTCAAAGTCTTTAGGTTCTAATTGTGTTTTCATACCTGGGGACACATTACCAGTATTTTCTGCTTCAGCCATTAATATACTCCAAAATAAATTAATAAAATAGTAGAGAACACTTACACTACCACTGTTTCTCTACTATTTAGGATGTTTTAAGAAGCGGAATCAAAAATATTCCACAATTTTTCAATTAAAAGTTTTCGTTGATAAATCAAATCGGCTTGCAAAACTCTATCATAAGATTGCTCTAATTCTGTATATTCTTCCAAAGTTTCAAGATATAATTTGAACAACTTATGCCTTTCATCATAATCAGCAGAATCTAATAAATAATGTTGTTTTTCTTTCTCATCAAAAACTTCATCTATAAGTTGGTCTAATGTTACTAGGTTTTCCTTTTCAATTGGTTGATGATTAGGGTCAACAACAGTTTCATCAATCTTTTTATAAAGTGATAAGAAGGAATCTCGCACTTCTTCATCAAATCTAGAGATTGCGTATTGAATAGCTTTTTCTTTATCGTTCAATACGGAATAAATGTTCAAAATATGAAACAATCTCCGTGTTGTTACAAGTTCATCAATTGCACCATCTTTGTAAGATTTGCGAGTGACTTCTGCCCATTGCGCAAGTTTATTTGTATAATCCTTATCATCAATATTGATATTGTATACTTCAATGTACTTATCCAACATCTTGATTTCTTTAGCTTTTGGTGGATAGTCATGGTCAATACACATTACAAATCGCTCAAGAAATGCGGTGTTTTGAATGTTAGTTCCGATGTAACGTCCAGATTCAGAACCATTCCCCTTTGTATTGTCAGTTGCAATAATATTGAATCCTTCTGCCGGAATAACACGTTCACCAGTTTTCTTGATTAGAAATGGCTTGCCTTCTAGAATACCTTGCAATGCCAACATCCGTGCTGGATTGCCAGCAAAGATTTCATCTAGTAATACAATGCCACCAACTTTAGCGGCTTCCACTAGTGGGGAGTCCTCCCATACTGTTTCACCATTAATCAGATTGTAGTGGCCAAGAATATCCATCTCATCTGTTTCAACAGTAATATTCATACGATAGAAATTACGCTTGTTTTTGGCACAAGCTTGCTCTACCATTTTAGTCTTGCCATTACCAGAATCGCCAGTAATTACGACAGGCATGAAACGTTTGGATGCAATTACGGCATCTACTACGCTGAAGTCTCCAAAAGCAACAAAGCAAGGGTCTTTTTCAGGTATATAACCTTTACTCACCTCTTCTTGTTTAGGCCGAAAATTTACAACTTTTTCTTTAACAGGTGGGGTCTTTTTCAATACAGTCTCCAATTTATAAACACCATGAGAAATTTTCTCTGCTTTTCGCAACACAGGACCATGTTTGATTCCAAGTTCTTTAGCAGCAACAACAATCTCTTTGCGAGTAGCAACGTCATTATTCAGGTGTTCACGTACAAGTTCAATCTCACGGCTCATAATAATCTCCTTGATTATAGGGGAAATCCACAACACTGAAATAGTATATCAGTGTTGTGGAGAAATGTCAAGCAGAAATTTTCTGTTTATCGGAAATAATATCAACAATTCTGGAAGCAAGGAACTTCCGTTTTGCTTTTTGAGAAGAATTTTTCACAAGTGCATTCTTCAATTGTTTGGTAGTATATTTACCATCCTTAGTTTGAGTGATATCATCAAAATAATCACGTTCTTCATCTAGATTAGAAACATCGTAATAGTAATTACGATTGTATGATTCTTCACAGATTACATTTGTGTTCACTGCAAAGATTTTGTCATAGCCATTTTCAATTACTGCAAAACCATTCTTGCGATAATCAGCGGAGATTTTTTCAATTTTTTCAAAATCATCAGTGTTATACATTGACATGATGGTTTTTTTGAAAGAGTTGTTGTTATTAGGTAGCAACTCAATGCTAATAACATTCGCACCGGTTTCTTGTTTCAATACTTTAGCAAATGTACGTGTACGTTCTCTGCTCTTTGAATGGCCATATCCACCATCTTTCATTTCTGGCATTGTTAAATCATAGATCTTATCTGAATACAGTGAACGTAAGAAAATTGTGTTATCACCCCGTCTATTAGATGCTGTACCATTTCTTCCAAAAATTGTATATAATTTATCAATTTCAATAGAGTCCTCAGTATAAGTTTCGGTATTTTTCTTCGGATGACAATTTTGTTTGTATGTCTTTGAATCGCTAACCTTTGCTGGGGATTGAATAAAATCACTATCACCATCTGTAATGGTAATGAAGTTCATGATATCCACATTCATACGTTGTTGTGTTTTGGGTAATACGTGGTTCATCAATACTAAACTATCGTTCAGTGGAGTAGAACCCAATTCAAACAAATCACTCAAAACAACAGATTGTTCTAATTGTCTTACTCTCCAATTTTGTTGAGGAAATGAATCTACTTTTTCATTACCATGTATGCGTAGATATTCATCACAAGAATTTTTCATTGATGTATATCTATGAACTGGTATCATGTTATTATTGATGAAGCAATATGCAAGATAATATAGATTTCGGAGTTGTTCTTCATAATTCTTTCTAGTAGAATCACACAACTCTATTAGTTTATAAGTATAACCGATTCTTAAATCATTTTCATCTGTTGCATGTACCACAATATCTTGTGGAGTATCATAGCTTTTTCCTGCTTCGGATGAAAATGCATATGCTACAAATGGAACATCAATCGCTTTACAGAAAGTAACTTTATTGATTAATTGTAAAATTGCATTGGTCATGATTGAACTCATGGAGCCAGACCAATCTAGAAGCAACACAAACCCATGATTTTTTTCATCTTTTATCACAGACTTGTTTAGGAACAAATCGGAATTATATTTGTAATGTGGTAATTTGTGCAAGTCAAGATTACCAGTTTTAGATTCTTGCGTTCTACGATAATCTTCTGCAGCTTTTTTGCGATAAAATTCTCTAACCATATGAGAGAGAATCTGTCGCATAGAATCTTTATGCTTTTTCATAAAGTTTTGAAAACTTTCTCTTTCTGTATCGGAAAGATATGAAAAATTTTCTGTTAATGTTTCAGTGACAACTCTATTTTTAACAATAAAATCATCACAATTGATTCTTCTTGGAATATTAAGATTTAGCGGATGTCGGTATGAGAAAGAATTGTATTGATTCTCTCTATCCTTCATGAAATTTTCTTGGTTCTTTTCCCAATTCTGATCTGTTTTCGCAGAATTATTCTCAGCAAAATCTAGTCTATCATCCTTTAGATTTTGATTGATAATATTTTCCGCATCTTCTTTTCTATTCTCTTCAATTGCGTTCATCAATTCTTCAAATGCTTCTTCACCAATAGATTCTTTAACTTTGTCTAAATCCATTTGAATTGGATTACCATCAACATCATAATCACTATCACCAAATTGCAAATCATCCAAATTGAATTTGATGTTTTCCAACACTTCTTTAGAGTATTCTTTTTTAATCCACTCAAACAATTCTAGAGCATTTTGATACACTTCCTCAAAGGTCTTATTTTGTACGGCGCGGTCTACCCAATATTGCTCCTCTTCTGTGAATTCACATTCAAAGTAATAATCACCTTTAAAATGTAGATTCATTCTATCAATTAAACTAAGTTCTTCTGTACTGTCATGAAAACGAATGCCAAAAAAGTTCTTGTTCACAAGCTCAAAAAATCCACGAATAAATGTGGCTTTTGAACCGGGAAACTTTTCTTTCATCATATCTTCTATGCGTTTGTCTTCCAAAACATTTAGAATAGTTCTGAAAACTTGCTCATATTCTTTGGCTTTTTCATGAGTACCAAATTCAGGTGTGTGGAGAGCATGTGATGCTTCATGCAACATGAGGAGTTCACGGGAGGCAACAGGCAGTTCTAGAATCCAAGTTGGAAATGTCATTCTGCGATTCTTGACATCAAAATATGCTGTTGATGTTTTCTTGATTTCTACACCAATATTCTCAGCGGCAAACAATTTTGCCAAACTGTCACTGTATATTTCCATAGACATATAGTTCTCCAAGGTGGGTTTTCTGACTAATGGAAAGAGTATATCACAAGAGAATCAAAAAGTCAAGGACTTTTTTTATAAATTTTTATTTTTTTATTTTTACCAAAAAACAATTCATATAACATTGCACATGAAAGCGGAAAATCGGGAATAGGATATTCTGGTAATTTGTCTGCCATTTGCAATCTCTCAACTATCAGATATTGTTCATCAATTAATCTCATCTCTTCTTGCAAATGTTTGGGATACATCTTGTAGTGATCTGAATTTACATTGTGATGCATTCCATTTCCTTGAAATGAAATCATTTTTAAATTTTATTGGATTTTATTTTGTCAAATCTTTTGTTTCTTTTATTATATTTTGATACATCAAAATCTTGAAACATTTTTATATTAATGTTATTATTTTCTGCACAATAATCTTTTAATTCTTCTTCACTATCAAAACAAAAAATTTGGTTAGCTTTTCTTTTAAAAATCATAATTAATCACATTAAATATTTTTTAATTTCTTTATATACTTCATTATCCGAAACCATTCTACATTTATAGAATTTCTTTTTTGAAATAGGGTCTACAACTATTGTTCTTTTATCTACAACAAAATCTGGCATTACTTCTTTTTTAACACCTTTTTCTGAAGCACAAAAAGAAGACCATTGAGGAGTAGTTAATATTAAATCTGTTGTATTAATTTTCTGCATTATTTTTCTTTCAGTAGATATGTTTCTATTATATCTATTTTATAATTTTTAGGAAATTTATCTTCTACATAAACATAATAAATTTTTCTTATAATTTCACACAACTCATAAGCAAGTTCATCTCTTGTTATTTTATGTCTAAATTTTGCACCTAAATTTTCATACCAACCGAACTTAACACAGAAATTTTCATAATCTTCATTAAATTGTTTAAGTATTTCAGAACATTTATTTTCAAGCATTTTCATTATATTGTTTCTTATGTTATTAGAAGCATCTACAATATCTTTTCTTATAGGTCCGACAAACTCTTGTTTTTTATATTTTTTAAAAAAATCATTCATTATACTATCAGCACTAATAATTAGTTGTCTAGTTACATTTCTTTCCAAGTTTAATGTATTTTGTTCCTCGACTGAAAGTTTTCTTAATTCTTCAAGAGTATAACTCATTTATTATTCCTCATCAGTCATATGTTCTAAGTTTAAAATATCGTCTTCTGTCAAATTATCGTAATCTAATTTATTCAAATTCATTTTTTTATTTTTAGAACTTTTTACAGGATTTTTAAACTTCTCATGTTTCATTTCGGAAACAAATTTTTTATAAGATTTCTTAGCTTCCTGTTTTTTACGATATGCTTTATCACGCATTTTCTATGTTCTCCAATCTTAGTGAAAAAATACGGCAGTTATAAAAACTGCCGTTGACAAATCTTATTTATAGTGATATCGTATCATTTGGACCATATACTCCATTTAGGTCTAATGTATCTAATGCTCTATTTTCACTATCTACAAATCCTGTTAGACCTGTAATTGCAGTTGGTGTTTGTACTCCAATTGGTCCAACAGTAGCTTCTACTATCAACATAGCAGGTGCTGGAAATGTAAGTGTTAATGTAGCTGGTACTTCATCTAACAAAGGTAATTGAAATAATAATCTACCTGTTGTAGCTCCAGCTGCAAGCTCATAAACAATACTACTTCCCCCGGGTGAAAAATTAGGCATTGGATTACCATCTGTAGTTGTGGCTGCACCTGAAGCCAGTGCTAACACAAATTGAACATTATTGGCTTTATCATTTTTAAATTGTTCTTCTAAACCAATAACTACATTAAATCCTCTTCTATTTCTTCTGACCAATGTAGCTGATAATGTTTTAATTGTTCCGACATCAGCTACTAAATTACCAGCACTATCAAAATCTATCATGTTTGATAATCCTGGAATAGTTTCTATTAATTCTGGTGCTGCGGCTGGATTTCCATTTTTCATGTACCAACCACCAGGACCTGCAAATGTTTTTGCTTTTTCTTGTGCGGTCATCCACTTTGGTTTTTCTGCTACTTTAGCTAAAAATGCTGCTGAATTTGGCATTTAAATATCCTTTTTAAGATTGTTTATACTTCTTCATTTTTTTATACAATTTTTTTCTTGTCATTTTAAGAGAAAGTCTTCCTACATAATCTGTAAACACCACGCCATTTAAATGATCTAATTCGTGTAAAAAGCCTCTTGCAAAATAATCAGATAATTCTATATTATTTATCAATCCAGTAGTTGTTTGATATTCCACATTAATAATTTTTGGTCTTCCTATATTTAGGAATAAATTTGGAAAACTCAAGCATCCTTCTTTTTCATTTACTTTTGTATCGTCTATAATTTCTATAAGTCTAGGATTGAACATTACTTGAAATTTGTTATTTTCAATAAAAATACCAAATACACGGTATGGAAATGATAATTGAATTCCTGAAACACCAAATGCTTCCGCTCCTTTAACGTAATTAAAGATAGTGTTGGCTAATTCAGTTGGGTCATAGGGAGGATTCTTAAAATCAAAAGGATTTGATACTTGTTTAAGATATTCTAAATTATCTTTTTCAGTGACTAAATTAAAATTCATCTACACCTTTAAGTAATAAAGTGACCAATAAAGTGAATTTTTCTTTTCAATACCTTTTGCATTGTGTGCATCTCTTAGAGTGGGTATTAAATTAAATAAAAATTTTGTATATCGTATTATTCTATCTTCATATGACTTTAATGAATTATTTAAAAACATTAAGGGGTTACTATCAAATAATCTCCTAGGACCTCTCCATTCAAGTGTACCAATTGAATGTGTATGAAACAGACCTCTTCTTTTATCATGATTTACATTTTTAATATTTTCAAAGTTGTTTTTCATTCGCTCATATTCTTTATACATGTATTCTGGATTTGCCCAAAATACATGCTCCATTTTTTCTCCATCAAACACTTTAAAGTTTTTATATTTTTGAGTTTCAATTAGATAAGCTAAACACATTGCAGAATTGTAAAATGATTTCAATGAGTTTAATTTATCTTTTTTTAATTTAACATGCATATGCAAAGAGCATGTATTATTTGTAACGATTCTATTTTTATATAAATCAACAAAAAAATTAATTGTTTTTAATATGTTTTTTGGTGTTACAATTAAAGGTTTAGTATTAATTTCAAATGGAACAATAGTTTCATAGTATTCATTACCATTATATTCATAATATGAAAGTTCTTTCATATCATCATCTTCTTTTATACTACAATCTCCTGTGATAAAATACAATCCATATTCTTCTGCAAGTTTTTTAATTTTTATATAATTTGATTCTAATGCAAAACCTTCTATTTCAAATCCAACGTCAAAATCAGATTGTAGAATCATAATATATTTTCCTTTATAATAGAAAATCCAGTTTTACGCTCAACATGTAAATTTCTATCAAATTTATCTTGCAATCCATCTGTTCTATGTGAAATAACATAAACATTTGTGGAGTCAAGTTCATTTAATAAATCTACAAGTTCTTGTTGGAGAAAAGCATCCGCTGCACCATCCATCACTTCATCTAAAATTAAAATATTTGTTTTCATTTTTGCTCTCTTTGTAGCAAGATTTCTCCATGAAAACATCATAGCCAAATCAACTCTTAGTTTTTCTCCTTCGCTAAGTGAAAAATATGAGAATTCATGACCTGAAAAATTTGTAATTTTTTCATTAAATGAATTATCTAATTCAAAATTTAATTTTAATCCAAATCTTTTTAAATATAATTCCATATTTTTATTTAATAATCTCAAATACTTATTCATAATTGTAGCTTTAATACCGGTATCTTTTAGTAAAATACTACAATTTTTTTGTATCTCAGTTTCTTCATTGTAAAATTTTTCATTATACTTTAATTCATTAATAGTCTTTTCTATATCTAAAATTTCTTTTTCAGTTTTATTCACTTTTTCAACATCCAAAGTACTAGGATTTCTTAATATAGAAATTTTTTCATGATTGTTTTTAATTTTATTTTTTAATGAAAGAATTAAATTTTTTAATTCAACCTGCTTTTTTTTATTTGAATCAATATTTTTATTAATTGATATATAGTCTTCTTTTATATTTTTAAAGTCTGTTATTTTTTCAAGGAGTTGTTGAACACCTTCTTTCTTTTCTAGTATTTTTTCTTTTATTAATTCTATCTGTTTTTTTCTAAAATCTTCTTCTATGTTTTGACAACAAGTTGGACAACTGGAATTTTCAAGAAAAAAGTCATATGTTTTCTTTTGAGTTTCAACACCAAACATTATTTTGTTTTTTATTTTTTCATACTTATTTAATTCTCTATCTACAGATAACAAATCATGTTCATCTTCTATATGAAGTGTTTCTAATTCTCTTTCTTTTTCCTCTATTTCTAATGTTAGATTTTCATTTTCATTTTTAATCTCATTTATTAAGTTCTCATCAACTGTAGAAACATTTACATTAGAAAGTGCTTCTAAATGTTCTTTCTTAGAATTTAATAATTCTTCTTTTAAAAAGAGTTGATTGAGAGTAGTTTGTAATTCTGATTTAGTTTCGGTAATTTCTAATTTCAGATTGTCTGCCATCTTGGTAAAGACATGTAAATTTAAAATATCATCAACAACTAATCTCCTTTCATTTGGTTTTAATCGCATGAAAGGTATATAATTAGCAGACCCTAAAACTACAATCTGTTGAAATGTTTGATATGTAAAATTTAAAATGTTTTTTTCAAACTCAGATTGTTGATCTTTTGCAGAAGCATCAATATCTAATTTTTGATCGTTTTTAAAAATTTCAAATATGTTTGGTTTTAATCCTCGTCTAATCAAATATCTTACATTATTTTTTACAAATTGTAATTCAACTAAACACTCTTTTCCATTAAACATATTAATAAGTTGCGGTTTGTTAATTTGTCTAAATGCTTTTCCAAAAAGAGAGAATGTAATTGTATCAAGTATAGCTGAAGATTTTCCAGAAAAATTTGAGCCTGTGACAAGAGTTGATTTATAATTGACTAAATTAATTTCTGTTGGGGTTGTACCAAAGGAAAGAAAGTTCTGAAAACGAACTTTTTCAAAAATGATATGCATATTATATTACCAATGATTTAAAATGTCAAGTCTTTTTTTAGGCAAAGACAGTATTATATTGATTACTTACTTTAACAAATGTTGTGCATTTTGTCAAGTGTTTTAATTGACTTGCTCCAACATAGGTACAAGCACTACGTAATCCGCCAAGAATTTCTTGAATGGTTTCAGATACTTCACCACGATAAGGAATTAAAACTTCTCTACCTTCAGAAGCTCGGTAATCTTTCAATCCACCAAAATGTTTTTCATTAGCTTTCTTGGAACTCATGCCATAGAACTCTATATATTTTTCATCATTTTTTTCTATAATAGTTCCGCCTCCCTCATCGTGACCGGCTAACATTCCACCTAACATAACAAAGTCTGCACCACCTGCAAATGCTTTAACTACATCACCAGGACATGTACATCCTCCATCAGCAATAATCAATCCACCTAATCCATGTGCCGCATCAGCACATTCCATTACAGCAGATAGTTGTGGATATCCTACTCCAGTTTGTATGCGAGTAGTACAAGCAGAACCAGGACCAATACCCACTTTAACAATATCAACACCACTAAGAATCAATTGTTCTGCCATTTCACCAGTAACAACATTTCCAGCAATGATGAACAAAGGATTGTGTCTTCGGAATGTATCATCTGCTTTTTCATCATATATTCCTCTAAAATCAACTTCACGTATTTTTTTAACAAAATCTACAAATCTTTCACTATATCCGTTAGCCACATCAATACAAACAAATTTTAAATTTTGACATATACTATAAACATCACAGAACTTACGAAAATCATGATCTGTAATTCCAATACTCATTGCTGTGTGTTGACAATTTATTTTATTAGAAAAAAATTCAATAAGTTGTGAAGTGTCGTATGTTTTTTTAAGACATGTAAACATTTTCATTTCACTAAGTTTTTTTGCCATTTCAATTGTACCAACACCATCCATATTAGCCGCTATAATGGGAACACCAGTCCATTTAATACTAGCATAATTTCTTTCTAAAGAAACTTCATTGCGAGAAGATAGTGTTGACCTTTTAGGCCGAATAAGAACATCACTATAATCATACTTTACATCATTTTCAATTCGCATATATTTCCTTCATTTTTTCTCTTTCATTGACAAAAAATATTCAGTAATCAGTTGACTCAAATAAACATCAGGACTTATTTTTTTCCAAGAACTTATTGTATTTAATACATTATGAAAATCTTCTTCTAATTCAAATTCTATCGCATTTGTTTTACGATTTATGGCTATTTTTTTTATACCCATTCCTTTAGCAAATCTTACTGCCTTTTTATCATCAGAGAAATAATCAACCATAGTTTCATGAGTAACTGGGGTTATTTCTTTTTTAGGCGGTAATATAGAATTAGACTTCGGTCTTCTTCTTTGTGAATTAGGAGAAATAGCATTGGGTGCTAAAGATATCGTTTTAGGAGGATCTGTATTTTTGCGATTCATACTTCCTCTTCTTCAGCTTTTCTTAATAAATTTAATAGTTTATCTTCTAATCTATTTCCAAAAGAAATAGAATTTTCTTCAATATATTTTCTAACAGTATTTTGACATATTTCTTTTGTATTTTCTTCTTCAAAAGAATCATCAAGATCTTCATTATTAAATATATTTTCCTGTTCTATTATAATTACGTCAGCAGGATTATGTTGATGTAATCTTTTCATAAAAGTTTCAAATTTTAATTGACTACCTTTTTTATTACATATAACTTTTACATACGTATCTCTATATTTTTCAAAATCTATTTTATCAAATTTATTGTCATACTTTATTGTATGAAACATTTGATAAGGATTTTCAATAAATTTTAATTCACCAGTTTCAAAATTTAACATATGAAATCCTCTCACATCACCATAGTCACCCCATGTTAATTGATATGGATTTCCCAAATACATAATATTTCCTTTTTTACTGCGATGATGAAAATGACCAGAAAAAACATTTTTTACATTTTTAAAAATATTACTATCAAATTCACCATCAGAATGTACGTGTCCTTTGTACATCTCAAAACCGTTAATCTCTAAATGACCAAAACAATATTCATGATTTTTTTCTAAAAGTTCAAATGCAATGTCTCTGTTTTCTTCATTTATCCACGGCATCAACAATACATCGTTTTCATTTATTCTTACTACTTCAGGTTCTTCGCATATATACACATTCTCAAAATCATTTAATAATAATTTTAATGTGTTCACACGATTAGTATTTTTATAATATGCTGTATGATTACCAACAATACTATAAACTGTTTTTTCCATATTTAATAATTTTTGATAATATCTTTCTTTAACTTGATCTAATATATTAAAATCAATTGACTTTCTTTTATCAAAAGTATCACCAAGGTCTATAATATCTAAAACATCATATTCTTCTAATGCTGGAAAAAATACATCATCATAAAATTTAAAATAATAATCTAAAAACGTTTGTGAATTATTTCTTACACCAAAATGTTGGTCTGTAATTAATGCCACCCACTCATTCATTTATTTCCTCCACCTTTTCAAACATATCTGTTAAATTTTTTCTTTCTTTTTTCTTACGTTGTCGATTTCTTTTCTTTTCCATTTTATCTTCATATTCATTTACATAATTGCGTGTATGGATTAACCAATCATCACTCATAATTTTACCATCATAAGTATCATCATATTCCGCTTGAAATGAACTGTCAATTAGTCCATCCATATTATGTAAAGATCTTAATTTAAAATAAATTTCTCTTTTTTCTTTTTCAATTCTTCTGACAAAAGCCCATGTAGCAACTTGTGTAAAATATGAAAACGGTTCTGAAGATTTGCGAGGGTCAAATGAAGATATGTAAAGAATACAATTTTCTATCGCATCACCAATCATATCTTCACTGTGAGTTTGGCTATATTCAATAAAACCTTTTTTACGAATGAGATTTTTACATATTTTTAAGATACAACTTCCAATAAAATCATCAATAGGAATACGATGTAATAATTCTTTAACTTTCTGATTTAATATAACTTTGTCTGCAGCATCTCCATTAGCTTTTTCAATCATGTTATAATATTTCTTTTGCTTCGCTTTTACTTTTAATACAGTATCATATCTACTCAACAGATGTTCATAAAATTTTTTCTTATCTACAAAATTAGCTTTAGCCATTAGAAAATCTCCTTAATTTGTTTTTTTTAATTCTTTTATCAAACAAATATATTATATCTTAAAATTGACAGAATGTCAAGTCTTTAAATTAAATTCATAGTACTTAACATCAAAATCTTCTTCAATGTAATACTTGTATCTTTCTTCAAAGTGAGTAAAAACATAATTTTTCTTCGTTGTATATAATTTGTCCGCTATGTCATAGACGGTCGCAACATTTTTAGAATCATGTTTTCGCAAAATTCTACCAACAGACTGTAGCACTCTAATTTTAGATTTTGTTGGTGAGGAAAATATTACATTATGTAATGCCGGTATATTCACTCCTGTTGAAAATACACCGCTACTTGCTAAAATGATATTATCGGAATGGTTGTTTCTAACGTGTTGGCGAATGTTCTCACGTAATTCTGCCTTTGTTTCACCGCTCATGAAAAATATATTTTTATCTTCAATCTCTTCTGTGATTTGCTCATACAAAATAACTCCATGATTTTCAACATAATTAAACAAAATCAGAGTGTTGCCTTTCAAAGATTTTGCTAAATTAATAATAAAATCATTTCTTTTCTGGTGAGAGATCAAGTAGGCAATCTCTTCTTGATAGTTCATTTTTGGTGGAGAATTTTTATGATTTAATATCAAACATTTGATTTTTAAATCACTTAACATTTCATTATCAATCAACTCACTGGTGGTTATAATCTTCTTTGGTTCACCAATTGCACCAATAAGTAACATCTCATGAATCTTTTCTCCAGTCAAAGTTCCGGTAAGTCCCACTCGGAAATCTGCATGATTACAGTAGTTTAGAATTTTCTGAAGTGTATTTCCAGTAGCTAAATGAGTTTCATCAATAACAACGGTGTCAAATTGGTCAAACCAATCTCGCTCAAGATTCTGCAGACTTTGCCAAGTTGAAATCATGATTGGTGAAGAAACTTCTTTAGTCCTACCTGCATATACCTCTTGAACAGATAATTTATCTATATTAATTGCATATTCCTCAAAATCAGATCTCATCTGAGTTACAAGATTAACAGTAGGTACAATCATCAAAACCCTACGGTCTAACTCGTAGAATAAACGCATGAGCAAATATATAATAGCAGACTTACCACTACCAGTAGGTGAGACTAAAATGGACCGTTGTTTCTGAACAGCATGAACAAATGCCTGAATCTGATAGTCTCTAACTTCAAATGGCATTTGTAAATTTTCAATAAATTCTATAGCATTTTCTTCACTAAAATCTACAGGTTCTAAAGAAAATTCAGATTCAAATTCATATTCTTTAATCTTACAATAATTTTTTAAACGGTGAATTAACCCATAAGGAATAGTTTTTGTTCGCATATTTACTAAGCGTATTTTACCATCCCATTTTTTAGCTTTAAATTTAGGATGATATCTTGCACTTGGTATAAAATATGAGAAAACATCACTCAATTCATTCATTACGCTTGGAGAACAAATTAATCTACAATCACTATGATTTAAAAAATTTACATTTATTTTTTCCATTATACTCTCAAATTATTCCATTTTTAATTTTATACAAATCTATAAATTTACTAAAATTCCATTTCCAATCTGTAATGAATTTCATACATGTTCTAATTTTTTCAATAGTTAATTCTTTCATTTTTATTTTAGTTTTAATATCAAGAATTCTACTATCAGAACGTACCATCATATCAATTTCAGGTTTAGTATACGAAATTTGTAACGCTTCTAATTGATATTTCTCAATATCATCATCAGACATAGGTTTTTTTGAATAATATAATTTTAATACTTTTTCCATTTGTTCTTGTTTTTTTTGTAAACCATAAAGTTCTTTACAAGCTTCGTAATAGAAATCAGAGTATTTGTTGTACTTATTTTCAACGCTTAATGTAATCTCATCTAAATTAGATAAATTCTTTGTAATATCTTCATATTTTGGATAGTCGTTGTTCCATTCGGAAGAAATCAATTCATGGGTAATCATATTAACTCCAAAAACAAAATTATTTTTTGACAACTTCCCTTCTGTAAATTGTATAATTAAAAGAAGCTGAAGCAAGTAGTTCATTAGCATCCGCAGCCATCAAATTCAAACCAGTTAATGTATTGGGTATTACATTATAGAAATGAAATCTATATAAAGGTAGGTTATAACTATCATTAATAGTCAAAAATCCATAACTATCAACACCTTCAAATCTTTCTAAATCTTTTCTATCATTAAAACTATCAGGAAATGAAATTGCTCTTATCCAATCATGTATTTCAAAATAATTAGCAAAATCTTCCTGCACTAAAAAATTAATATTTAATTGATCAAAAGTAGCTGAATCGGCTCCATGATAAGTTGGATTTAGTATAGTTGGAACTATTGGATTGCTTATTGATAATCCAGGTAAATTCACCTCGTTTAACGTATATGTAACATTTGGGAGAATAGAAAATACCATCTCAAAACGATTTACTTGAGAAAAATTATTATCTAAATCCCCATTGTTAATACTTAGTAATGAAGGCGCTGACATGAATTCTCCTAATTTATTTAATATTTTGAACTACTTATATTTATGTTTGAAAAAATACTTGATTTTTTCAAACTTTTGTGGTATTCTATAAATAGAATGTAAACTTAAATTAGCTTACTAAAATAAAATAAAGAAATATGAAACCATTTATTATACACGATTCCGATATAAAAGTCAATGTTAGTATTCGTTACTCTTCTAATTTAGAACAAAATGAAGTACAAATAATTTCAAAAAATAATGAATGTTTTATTTTTCCCGAAGAAATTGTAAAAAAAAATATTAGCAAAAACACTTTAAAATTATTAAATGTAGATGATTTTGGAATTTTAAATAGTTTCTCTGTAATGAACACTTTTAACCAACACAAGAAAAAAAAATATGAATAATTCTAAAATTTTTCAATTTTCTAAATCGGTAGCACCAATTAAATGGACTGGTGAATATGATGGAGTAAAAATAAAAGAAAAAATAGTTTATTCTGATGGTTCTGAATTAGAAATGCTACTTACTTTAAGTAATAATGATATAGATTCTATGGAAAATAAATTAAATGATTTATTTCATTTATATGAAGAGGACTATGAAGATATAGATAAAGAAGATATTGATGATGAAAATGACAGTGTATATGTAATAGTGGAAGAAAATGGAAATTCATTTCCGATACATAAAGATGTATTGGATATATATATGGAAATGATGGAGACTTAACAATATATGGGAACAAGTATGTCTGCGTTAGAAGAACTTAGAGATATTAAAAATTTATTACAAGAAATTAATTCAGGCGGAGAAACATATGTTGATTCTGCAGCGGATTATATTAATGCAAATATTATTTCTGAATTACAAAATAATCCTAATGTTAATATTTTTGAAAAGATTGATAAAGAAGGCGGAGTATATACGCAAGAAGAAGAAACTTGTATGATTATATTAGACCTACCAGAAAAATTAGTATTAGAATTATCAATGCGGGCTCATGCGAAAGAAACAACATTAATGAAATATATTGTACAGAAATTAAAGGAATGTTAATATGGAAGAACAGGATGAACTAGTGACTATTGATATACCTACCGATACATTCATAGAATTAGCGTTAGAAGCACACAAAAGAGATATAAAATTAAATGATTTAATTGTTGAGATTTTAACGGATTATGCTAAAAAAGTTTTAAAAGATAAATAGATATACACTCTATTAACTAACTTTTTTAACCATTTTAAAATGTCCGAATTATCAAGAGAACAATTTTATGAGTGGTTATCTAAACATGAAGTTAAGATACTTGAAAAACAAAACGAACTAGATATCAAGTTAAGGTCTTTTGAAAGAGAAGTAACTGATATTAGTAAAAGAGTATTTGACGATGAACATTTAAATCGTGAGTTTGAAACTTTTTTTTACAAAGTTATTCTTCCTAAAGTCGGGTCAATTATAGATAGAGAGAAGAATAATCATGAAAAATTGTTAGATCATATTCATGATAAGATAGAAGAGTTGGATGGTAATACGGTTAAAAAATCAAATGTTTCAAAATATGTAGGTGCGATACTTGGAGTTGTTTTTGCCGGGGGTTTAGGTTCTGTTTGGAATTCGTTATATGATATGCAAACTAAACTGGATTCCGTGCCATTATTGAAAACCCAAGTGTCTGAAATGTTGGTTAACAATAGAGGTGTTGAAAAACAATTGTTTATCATGGAAGGCAATGTGGATTCTATGAAAGAATCTATGATTGTCATAGAAGACAAGATCATGAAAGTTTCCAGTAGATTAAATACCGCAGAAAAAAGTATAGAAACAAATACTTTTAGCATTTCTGACGCATATTCCAAACTATCTAAAATTCTCCCTAAAAATCCCTAATGAAAAAAATTATACTCACACTAATCTTTTGTTTAGTGTACAGTTTATTGTACGCTGAATTGCGTTTAAATACACGTTCATGGTTAACTACTAGCTATGTAGAAACATCAGAAAACAAAGTACCAGAAGAATATACAAATATAGAAGCTGGTTTACAACTAAATGTAGGTATAACAAAAAACTTACATTGGAATTCATTGTTTGCTTTTGAAACTGCATATGATGATGAAAGATACTTAGACTTTAACTATTCATTTGTACAAGCAGATTTTAAGAATAGAGATTTTGGTGGTGGATACCGAGTTGGTAGATTGAGTGTTCCTTTTGGATTTTGGAGTGATACAAAGTTTGCACCAGAAAGACCATTTGTTCTACAATATTATCCAACAAATATGGTATGGCAAAATTCAAGAAAACTTTTAACATCAATTGATGGACATTCTTTATTTGGTAGATATCACATTGGAGGACTCTGTTTAGAGTTAGAATATTTAACTGGTAAAAATACTGATTTAAGACCGAAAGAAGATTACGTACAAGATTTTGTTGGTATGGAACCAGTACAACAGAATGTTAATTATGGATATCAATTAGAAGCAAATTATCGTAGTTTTAGATATCGTCAAATAGAAAGTAGTATCACTGCTGACTTCTTTGTAACTCCAGAATTCTATAGTTTAAATCCATTTATACCAGATAGTCAAAAAACATATAAAGAAGTTGATTTAAATTATATTTACAGATACAATGCTGCAGAATACTATTGGGATAATTATATTTTTACTGTAGAAAAAATAGATAGATTAAGACAAGCTGATGGAACTGCAAATGATTTAATGCAACAGTTTTACGGATTTAGATTACCTACATCCAAACAACAGTTTTGGAATACAATGGTTCAATATCGTACTTATAAATATAAATTATGGGCAAATTACGGATTTGATAACATAGAAGATACCGAAGAAGAAACTCATAGGGGGGCTGGTGTTTCTTATGACTATCTTGATAATTTGATTCTTAAAGGTCAGTATGGTAATTCTAACGGCACACATCAATTAACGTGGAAAGAAAACAGAAGAGCAATTACAAATAATCTAAAGGAATACTGGGATATCTATGCGGTCTCTATTACTTACGTTTTTTAATTTAGCAGTAGCTTTTTTATTAACAACTACAACTATACAAGCTCAAAATTCTATAGCCGTTCATCCTCAGAATAAACTAACACAAGTTGAGGGTGAAGAACTTATGTATTTTTTGGAAGGTAGAACAGATACTATTCAAGGTGTTCAAACAACTTTAGTCATTGTTTTATATGGTAAAGATTCAACTTTATTAGATTCGGTAGTACGTGAAATATCCGTTTTACCTCCACATCTTCTTAAAAGAAAAATAGAAGAAAAGATTGCCAGAGGACAACTAGAACAAGTTGAAGTTAAAGCAACAACTATGGATTCATATCGTTATGTTTTGGGAAATAGAAATGCAATTGCACTTAGTAATGAAGATACAGCTGGACTAGCTGATATCATTGGACTAAAATTAATTCCTATACAGGTCAACTAATAAACCTGCTAAATATATATAAATTATATTTTAACTTTAATCTAACAGAACATGAAGTCATTTAAACTATTTTTAGACCAAATCACAGAAGCCGCCAAGAAAAAGAAACCAGATTTTCTTGATATAGATAAAGATGGTGATAAAGAAGAATCTATGGAGAAAGCTGCAGATGACAAAGAAGAAGATAAAAAAGATGATGATAAAAAAGATAAATGAAACGATACAGTGAATTCTGGGAAGTTATCCTAGAGAAATCCTTATCTAAAAGTCAACAAAGACTAATGGGTATGGTATACGCCTATAAAAAAGGCCGAATGAAAGATGCTTCTGATGAAGTAAAAAAGATAGCTAAAGGTATGTCTATGAAAGATGCAAAGAAATTTGCATCTACTAAACATAAAGATTTGCCAGAGTATAAAAAATAATACTTGACTTCTTATAATTTATTAGCCGCTTAATTTATATAAAAAAATATCAATGTATTTTTTATGAGATTGTAATTTTTTATAAATGTTAATCTTCTTTTATAGTTGAAGATTTTTAATTGAAAGGAAATGACATGTTAAATCCGATTGTTAGTGTTGTTATGGGAAGTAAAAGTGATTGGGATATCATGAAACCCGCATGTGACACACTCCAAGAATATAATATTCCCCACGAAAAAAAAATTCTATCCGCACATAGAACACCTTTGAAAATGGCTACATATGCTAAAAATGCTATTCAAAATGGATTTAAAGTAATTATTGCCGGTGCTGGTGGAGCAGCACATTTACCAGGAATGTTTGCTGCATTAACTACAATTCCTGTAATCGGTGTTCCAGTAAGAACCTCTACTGCTGAAGGATTGGATAGTTTATTATCTATTGTGCAAATGCCAAGAGGTGTGCCTGTCGCAACAGTAGCGATTAACAATTCTAAAAATGCGGCTCTTTTATCTCTTCAAATATTAGCACTAAACAATACTACACTTCATCAAAAATTAATTTCCGAAAGAGTAAAGCAAGAAAAAGATATAGACATTATTAATTCTGAATTTAATACTTATTATGAAGATGGAAATGTTACTGTAGTTGATAATAATATATTTTAATATACATATGAGATTGTAATGTGAGAGTAAAAATTGTAGGAAATGGTGGCAGAGAATCTGCAATAAAATGGAAATTAACAAAACATTGTCATGAAATTGTAAATGATTTGCAAGAATTAACTGTCGTAGGTCCTGAAGGACCTATTGCAGATGGTATTGCCGATAGACATGGTTTCATAAGAATAGTTGCGCCTAGTATGCTTGCGGCTAGATTAGAATCTAGTAAATTGTGGGCCAAACAGTTTATGCAACGATGGGATATACCCACTGCAAGATGGATGACGTATACTAGAAATCCTGATGGTATGAATCAAGCGTTGCTTGACCTTGATATCATGCGTAATAATCGTTCCCACAAAATTATAAGTATTAAACCACTAGATTTAGAAAATCCATATTATCCAGTAGTAATAAAAGAAGATGGACTTTGTGGAGGAAAGGGAGTAGTAATTGCAAGAACTCAAGAAGAAGCTTGGAGGAATATTCCACCTATCTTTATTAATAATATTTTTAAATCTTCTTCTAATAAAGTATTATTTGAAGACTATGTATTTGGTTTTGAAGCAAGTTGTTTTGTCATGTCAGACGGAGATAGCTATAAAATATTACCATTTTGTAAAGATTATAAAAGAATAAATGATGGTGATGAAGGACCAAATACAGGCGGAATGGGTGCTATTGCTCCACATCCACTTGTCACTGATAAAATGAAAAAAAGAATAGAAGATACTATTATAAAACCTACATTAAATGGAATGCGTTTAGAAGGTTGTAGATATAAAGGAATATTATATATAGGATTAATGATAAATGAAAATGGTCCTTTTGTCTTAGAATATAATGTTAGATTTGGAGACCCTGAATGTCAAGTACTAATGATGCTTATGAAAGATGACTTAGCTCCGTATTTAAAGGCAATTTCTGAAGGAACATTAGATAATTTACCCGACCCAAAATTTCATGAAGGATATGCTATTACAGTTTCTTTATGTTCACAAGGATATCCTCAAAAATATGAACATGGTTATTGCATTGAAGGTTTAGATAAAATTGATAATAGTGTTCAAGTATTTCACGCGGGAACCGTATTTGATGAACAATCTCAAAAATACAAAACAAATGGTGGAAGAGTATTAAATGTAACAACATTTGAAAAAACACTTGACAAAGCTAGAGAAAACGTGTATAATGCAGTGAATAAAATCAATTTTGATAATATGATCTACAGAAAGGACATAGGCAAAAATGAAAAAAGTGGCAATTCAAACAAAGCTTCGGAGTGGAATCAAAGACGTAGAAGGGGAAACAATACTGAACTCCGTAGGAAAAGATTTAAAAATCACTCACATTTCCGTAGGGGAGATTTATTATCTAGAAATAGAGAATGATGCTGACGTTGATGATATTGCTAAAAAACTTTTTGTAAACGAATTACTCTATGATTATGAAGTAAAATATGTTGACTAAAGATGAACTAATTGAAATTGAAAAAAGATTAAATAGAAAACCGAATCATACAGAAGAATCCGTTTTTGATGCAATGTGGAGTGAACATTGCAGTTATAAAACAAGCAAGCCTCATTTACGTAGATTATACACAGATAACAAATATGTTTTTTCAAGTCCTGGTGAAAACGCTGGAGTAATTAGTATTGGTGGCACTGATAAAGTCGCATTTAAAATGGAGTCACATAATCACCCAAGTTATATTGAACCATTTCAAGGTGCAGCAACCGGAGTTGGTGGTATTCTACGTGATATCTTTACAATGGGATTTAGACCTATTGCACTTACCAATAATTTATTTTTCGGAGACCCTGCATTTTCTGATGATAGTAAACGTGTTATGGATGGAGTGATTGCAGGATTAACACACTATGGAAATTGTGTAGGTGTACCCACTGTCAGTAGTAAAATAAAGTTTAATGAAAGATATGAAAAAAATCCACTAGTAAATGCAATGGCAATTGGTCATACTAGAGAACGTATTATAAAAAGTGTAGCCAAAAATCCGGGAAGATTATTATATGTCGGTGCTAAGACAGGAAGAGATGGTATTGGCGGAGCAGTAATGGCAAGTGATAGTTTCACAGATGGTGTAGATTTACGCCCTACTGTACAAGTGGGAGATCCATATCTAGAAAAGTTGTTAATAGAAGCCTGTCTTGAACTAGCAAAAACAGAACATGTGATTGCCGCACAAGATATGGGAGCAGCAGGACTTACCAGTTCTTCTACTGAAATAGGTATAAAAGGAGGCTCTGCATTATTTAAAGGAACATGTGGTATAGAATTAAATCTAGATAAAGTTCCGTTAAGAGAAACAGGTATGGAAGCTTGGGAGATTTTACTCAGTGAATCTCAGGAAAGAATGTTGTTTGTTTTGCACGATCGGGGAATAGAAGAAGCTAAAGCTATTTTTGATAAATGGGATTTGGATTGTGTAGAAATTGGTCATACAACAGAAGATGGAAATTTTACAGTGTATAAGGATGGTAATGTTTGTTGTAATTTTCCGCTTAGTGCTTTAGAATATCCAGAAATGGAAAGACCCTGGAAACCAATATTTGAAAGAGAAGAAGCACAGGAGAATTATTTTTATAGTTCAGAATTAATTCATTCTCAATATGATAGTGAAGTTCAAGGTAATACAATAAAGGGTATTAGAGATGATGTAGCTATTGTCAGAATACCTAGAAAAGATGCCAGAGGTAAAGATAAACAAATTGCAATTTATACTGATAGCTTTCCATATCAGAGTTATATTAATCCAGACCAAGGAGCAGAGAATTGTATAGTTTCAGTTTATGATAAATTAGTTTCTATTGGTGCTAAACCTATAGCATTAACAAATTGTTTGAATTTCGGCAATCCTGAGAACCCTGAGATTATGTTTGAGTTTAAAGAAACTATAGATGCAATGGCTAGAATCTGTGAGAAACTGGACTTTCCTGTTGTCAGCGGCAATGTGAGTTTCTATAATGAAACATCAGGACAAAATATATTACCTACTCCAGTATTTGGAGCAATTGGTTTAATGGAGGATTAATGTATAAGGTTGGAGTTGTTATATTTCCTGGTTCCAATTGTGAGCAAGAAACTATTAGATTTTTAAAGACTTATAAGGAATTCCAAGTATCTACAATTTGGCACAAAGAAAGTTCTGTTCCAAAATTAGATATGTATGTTTTACCAGGTGGATTTAGTTATGGAGATTATTTACGTGCCGGTATTCTTGCAAGTTTAAGTCCAGCAATGAATGATATTGAAAAATATGCCAATGATGGTAGAAAAGTTTTAGGAATATGTAATGGATTTCAGATTCTATGTGAGAGAAAGATATTAACCGGCACACTGAGAAAAAATAATACTTTAAAATTCATATGCAAAGAAGTTGAATTATATGATAATCATCTAAAAAACATTACTGTACCAATTGCACATGGAGACGGACAGTTTTATTGTAATAAAAATGATCATTTTAATTTTGAAGTAGCTTGGCGCTACAAACCACTCAATCCAAACGGAAGTCTACATGCTATAGCTGGCATATACAACAATAAAGGTAATGTTCTTGGATTAATGCCTCATCCAGAACGTGCTTTTGAAAGTCATCACAAAAGTAAAGATGGTTATATAATAATAGATAAATTCTTATTAAGGTAATTATGAATTATAAAGATGCTGGAGTTGATGTAAATTTGGCAAATAATCTTGTAGATAAAATAAAAACTTATTCAGACCAAATTGGTAAATTTTCAGCTACGTGTGTTCTTCCGCAATGGTCAAATGGTAGTCTTGTTATGAGTTGTGATGGGGTAGGTACAAAAGTATTACTTGCAAAATATGCTAAAGAAGTTTATCAACGTCCAATGAATTCAATTGGAGAAGATTGTGTAGCTATGGTAATGAATGATATTTTATGTGAAAATGCAGAACCTCTTTTTTTTATGGATTATTTTGCAACAGGTGAGTTAAATGAATCTTTTTATCTGGAAGTAATAGCAGGTATAGATAGTGCTTGTAAAAATATAAATGTAAAATTAGTAGGAGGTGAAACTGCTGAATTACCAGAAATGTTTAAAACAAATAAAAACTTTGATGTTTGTGGATTTGGAGTAGGTACAAAATTAGATGAAAATACAAAGAAAATTAAAAAGAATGATATTTTAATTGGACTTTATAGTACCGGTCTTCATAGTAATGGTTTTAGTTTAATAAACAAATTACTAAAAGATGACTATAAAATTAAAATAACAGAAGAACTGTTAAATAATTTGTTAAAACCAACTAAAATATATAAAAATGATTTAGATGAATTTAGAAAAAAATTAGTAGATATTAAAGCAGTTGCTCACATTACTGGAGGTGGTTGGAATAATATTAATAGAAGTATTTCATCTAAACATTCTATAAACTGGAAATCAGAATCAAAAATTTATTTTGCACATGAAGAATTGTTTAGTTGGTTACAAGAAAAAACATCATTAACAAATGATGAAATGAGAAGCACATTTAATTGTGGTTTAGGAATGGTTTTAGTAGTTGATCCTAAAAATTTAAAATCTGTTAATTTAAATTATGAAGTTTTGGGTGTATTAGAAAGTTGATTATTAAAAGGAAAATATCATGAAAGTTTATTTGTGTGGTTATCGTAGTTACTTGCATTTTTTTTATGATTGGCTTGTAGATGCAGAAGAAAGCGGAAGATTATAAACTTTCTCAGGTTATTCATCCAGCACTTGTTAAGTTAAGAAAGGATAATGTATATTCTGTTCCATTTGTATCAAGTGATGATGTACCTGAAGAATTAAAATTAGAAGATGATTCTCCAGTTAATGACACTGATATAGAATTTTTAGAAAAAAGATGGCACTATGTTTTGGATGAAATGATTTATGCATTTGAAAAAGTGAAGGAAGATAACATTATATTATTAAGCACAGAAAAGAGAAAAAGAGTTGATAATGGACTTTTGTTGTTTGGTAAATACTATTGTAATTTATGGATTTAGTGATAACAATAAATCAAACAAGGAGGTATGACAACTGAAGGATTGGATTCTGAAAAATATAAAGAAGAAAAAGAAAGTGCAGATAATTTTAATATAAAATATAATGTAGTCAGATATGTTTTACATCATCGCTAAGAGGTAAAATTGATTATTGGAGATAAAGATTTTACAATTTCTATTACAGAAAAAGCAAAAAATATATTTTATGAAGCAGATGAAAAATTTATAAGAGTTGGAGCAAATCCAGGAGGATGTTCGGGATGGAGATGGACACTTGAATCAACTAATGACCTCAAACTCAATGATGTTACATTTGAAGGTGGTAGAATAATCATTGATAAAGAACTATTGACAAACGTTATAGGTTCTATTACTATAGATTATAAGGATGATAATTTAATTGAACAAGGGTTTGTTTTTTTAACTAATTCAGGACAATGTGGTTGTGGAGAATCTTTTCAACCGTTAAATTCTAATTTTAAATTAGGAATTGAATAATATGTCATACAGCAAAGAAGTCTTGGACCATTATAATGACCCAAAAAATGTAGGAAGTTTTTCTAAAGATGATGAAAATATTGGTACAGGATTAGTAGGCGCACCTGAATGTGGTGATGTAATGAAACTACAAATCAAAGTAGAAAACGATAGAATAGTTGACGCTAAATTTAAAACATTTGGTTGTGGAAGTGCAATTGCTAGTTCCAGTTTAGCAACTGAATGGGTAAAAGGAAAAACAATAGATGAGGCACTTGAAATAAAAAATACTGAAATAGTTGAAGAACTCTCTCTACCTCCCGTTAAAATTCATTGTTCTGTTTTAGCAGAAGATGCTATTAAAGCCGCAATCAAAAATTATCGTGAAAGAGCCGTATGATTATATACGTAGACATAGATGGAACCATTTGTGAAGAAGTTAAAATGGCAGATGGTTCCAAAGACTATCCGAATCATAAGCCAATATATGAACGGATTATGTATTTAAATTCTTTATATGATGAAGGTCATGAGATACATTATTGGACTGCAAGAGGAGCCAGAAGTGGTATAGACTGGACTGAATTGACAAATAAACAAATAAAAGAATGGGGATGTAAGCACACAAGTGTAACTGTTGGAGGAAAACCACACTTTGATATATATGTTTGTGACAAAAGTTTTAATGCCGATGCATGGTTTACACATCAAAAATTACATAAAAAATTAAAAAAATAACTTGACATTTCTTTCAAGTCTGATATACTTATTTCTATAGTTTGATTGACCCAACTCAAA